ATGAGGCAGAACGGGGTGCGGTACGTGACCGCGTTCTGTATCGACTGCCACCATGAGGCCAACGTGCTGGCGGACAGGTGGGGCGATGAGGAGACGGTGCCTGGGCTGGCGCGGCACTTCCGGTGTTCGGAATGCGGGAGCCGCAAGGTGCAGGTGCGTCCGGCGTGGCATTTGCGGAGCTGAGCAGGCAGCCAAGCCCAAAAACGCAAAAAAGGCCCCGCCCTCCCGAAGGAGAGCGGGGCCAACGGGGAATATAGAAGGGTCCCGCATGGGCCGCCTTCCGACGTGCCGACCCCACGGCTAAGATTGCTTTTCCACTCTACGACAGCGCGAGAGCCGCAATGGACGAATTCGATGTGAACCCGATCTGCATCATGAAGCACGGCGATCGCTTGGGACATGGCGTCGTCGTGGTGAGTTTGCCAACAAGGTCTCCAGTCCTTTCGATCAGCATGGCCGATCCCGAAGGAGCCGAGATGGTGCGTCAGTCCCTCCTGCAGATCATTGAGGCTGGCGGGCAGTTTTCCGTCGCTACGGGTGCAGCCAGGTGATCCTTCTGGTTAAGACCGGCCGCCCCGCCTATCGGACTCGATTGCATCAATCCGTCGTTGCATCTGCAGCAGAGCATCCCGCAGGCTGAAGGTGTCCCCGAACTGCTTCTTCAAGTCGTCGATCTGGCGCTGGAGAGCGGCGGTTTCCCGGTCGAAGCTCCGCCACTTCTCCTCATGCTCCGGACGAGGGACGATGCTCTTTTCCGCGGCGTTGAGGTCGCCCTCGATCCGCTTGATACGGTCTTCCAAGGTAGCGCGCCGATCCGCGAGCTCGGCGCGCGTAACCGCACGTTCCTCGAACCGCAGGACGGCGGTCTTGAGCTCGTTGGTGTCGTCGCGGATCGGCCAATAGGCCAGCGTCCCCACCACGGTGGTGAAGGTCAGCAGGAAGCCGGCGAACGTCACATACAGCTGCCATTGAGGACGCGAGCGCTCATCCATCTTCGTCGAGAGGCCGGTGATCGCCTCTCGCAGCGACGTGGCGACGCCCGTCAGCTGCTGGGTGAAATCCGCCTTGACGCCAGTGATCTGCTGATGAAAGTCGGCCTTCTGGCCGGCGATGTCGCCGCGCACGTCGCGGAAACCCTGCTCCAGGGCGTAGACGCGCTGCTCGACCGTCCCGAGGTCGGGCTCACGGGTATGTCCGGGCATCACTTCTCCCCCACGCCGCGCGCCGCGTCTTCGCGCACGCCGTCATACCACTGTCCCGAGCGCCGGATCCGGCCATTGGCTTCGGCGAGTTCGCCTTCGCGCACCGCCAACGCTTCACGCGCGTCCTGGTCGACGTGCACCGGGCGCACTGGCACCTCCTGAAAGAATGAGGGGCGCGCCGGTAGGCGGAAATCACTTTCCGGTGCGCCGGCCGGCGGCGATGTCGCGCAGCCGGCGCACATCGTCAGGAGTGAGAGCGCAGCGAGCTTCGGCAGGCCGCGCAGCAAGGTCCGCTCGGTAGGCATCGATCATCTCCTGTGCATCGGCCTTGGTCTTCTCGATCTCGGCTGCATGCGCCTTCGCCGCGGCCGTCGCCTTCTCTTCGACCCGGCGCTCTGCCGCGCGCCGGTCCTGCTCCGCTTGCAGGTTCGCGGCGGTCCATTCGGCGCGGATCTCGGCGCGCCCGGCGTCGGCACCGGCGGCGTAGCGGTTCTCGGCCAACCACCAGACGCCGCCGATCAGCACGGCGCCCGCAACGATTGCCCACGTGAGCGGGCTGGTGACGATCTTCCACATCATTGGCCGTAGTCCTTCGGGGGCTGGGGAGCGTCGATGCCCTCGAAGTCCATCCGCTTGGGGCGGCGCGGACGGCCGAGGTTCGACATGACGTTGGCATCGTCCCACACGGCGCCGAACACGTAGGCACCGATCACAGCACCGGCGAGGATGAAGGCGCCGTTGGCGATGGTCTCGTGCAGGCTGGTGTCACGCCCCCAGGCCGTGAGGTAGATCACCTCGCCGGCACAGAAGAGGAGCGTCACGAGGATGATGCGCCGCCGCGTGCGCCAGGACGGACGCGGCAGCGGCGCGTCGTCGGTGTCGGGGCCGGCGTCGGTCACAGCCGCGCCGCCTGCACGTGCATCCAGTCATAGTTCCGGGAGCGACCGAGGGAGAGCCAGCCTTCCTCCTCCCACAGCTGCCACCACACCTCGGCATCCGGCTGGGCAAGACGCGCGCGATCGCGGCCCCACTTCAGCTGGTTGCGATCGGGATCGAAGTCGATGGCGATGCCCCACGAGTGCATGGACCAGGCCGAGCCGCCGCGCATGCGCCGGACATTCAGCGAGCCGCCGAAGAGATCCACGCCCAGCTTCTGGATGCCCTCGATCCCATAGTGATCGAGCACCCGGTCAAAGACGCGGGCGGCGCTGTCGTGCACCTTCTCATGCACCGAGATGCGCTTGACGATGGTGTCCGTCTCCCATGCGAGCCGCATGGGGAAGGGCAGCACCAGCATCGTCTGGTTCTCGCCCGGCGCGCCGTAGAAGCGCTGCACGTCCACCTGCTTGGGCCACACCATCGGCTGCACCGCCGGCGGGTCGCGCCAGTTCTCCGCCGAGGTGTCGCCCCGCTGACGCGCATCCCACACCTCGAGCGCATGTCGGGTCTGCGGCCCCCCGCGCCCGTCGATCGCCCCGGCGTCAATACCCGCCAGCTTGCAGAGCGCCTGCATGGCGGCCACCTCCCGGCGGGCCGCGGGCCAATCATCGGCCGCAACGCCAGCCGCGGCGAGGAGGGCAGAGACGGCCTTGTCGGTCGCCGGTCCCCATTCGCCATCAAGAGCAAGCGGGGGCGTCCAGCCGCGCGCATTGAGCGCCGACTGCAGGTCGCGCAGATCCATGGGTCACCTGTCTTGGGTTGCCGGAAAAGGAAAGGCCGCCCGAAGGCGGCCGTGATAGAAGGAGGCGTTCGCCTCAAACCCTGACGCTTTGGCGGACGGGAGCCGGGCATGAAAGGCCATCCGCCGGCGCCGCGATTGTGGGCAGACCGTGGTATAGTCGAGCAGTCCGCTCTAGGAATGCGCCTAGTCGGACCGAGCCGGGCGGTTCTCTGCCACGGCCGCCCGGCTCGCCTTAAAGGTACGAAAGGCCGCCAGGAGTCGGCGACGCAGAACGAAGCGTCTTTGCTGCCCCAATTCGGTGAACGATCGGCGGACAGCGTTACCACCATCGGTAGTATCTGCTTCCTTGCACCAATTCCCACGGTTGCGCTAAGTTGCGGCGCCTGTCACGGGAGGCAGGCTTGCCCAAGGGCTGGTTGGTCGGGGAATAAAAATGACAAACGGCAGCTTAAAACGTCTCCATCTAGGGGCCTCCTCGCTAGAATTGTTATCTCAGACGCCTACTGCCGAGTTCATCGACTCGTCATGGGTTCATCTTGGAGATGAACCCAACTATGATGCGCGCTCCGATACGGGCACCATCAAGTCAAAAGCAAGATCTATTGCGAAGAGAATCTTACGCAAGGGCCGTGTGGTCAAGTCGGACGGGGCTAGTGATCTATATAGAAAGACAGATTTCAGGCAGTGGATGTTTAATAGTGGTGATAAACTTCCATTCGACGATAATAGAATTTCCTTCATTTATTCAGAGCACGTCCTTGAACATTTTCGCTTTGACATCGCAGTTGAATTGCTGGCGGAGTCCTATCGGGTGCTTCAGCCCGGAGCAGTAATCCGCACCGTTGTCCCAGATGCGGATTATCGGACTTATGAGGCGCCCGAGCCGGTTGGATATCCAGGCCGCGCTTTGGCGTTCAATCACCCGAACAAGCACAAAGTCCGGTGGAACGCCTATATGCTTGGAAGGACGCTCGCTTTTGTTGGCCTGAAGCCCGTCAATATCGTGTGGTGCGATGAAAGCGGAAATTACATCAGAAACAATCCCGCAGAGATTTATGAACCAAACAGCGTCGACTTCGCAATGTCCTCGACTCTACGCTACGTTCAGCGGCCAACGTCTTTGATCGTCGATGGCGTAAAAGCCTGACGCGCGAAGCGCGTTTGTTTGACGCTCATGCCAGCTCGTAGCCTAGGGCTACGAGCGCGGCTGCCGGCGAGAGAACCGGCTCATTTGGGAGAAGCGGCGCGGCGTGCTCCTGCCCATCCGACCCGACCCCAAGCAACCACATACGGCCCGATGATGCATGGTAGGCAAGGCGCATGAAAGAGAGCCCGTCAGAGAAAGGTAGGATCGGCTCGGACAGGTCGTAATAGCCGTCCTGCGCGAGGGTTGCGGTCTTGCTCATGTCGGGTCTCCTCAAGCCACCAGAGGCAGCATTTCGTTGGCGTAGGCGGAGGCCATGCGGCCGGCGAAGTACATAGTCCCCTTGTCGACGGGATGGACGTTGTCGCCGCCGATGTACTGACTGATGTTGGAGGACCAGCTGTAGCTCGCGTTGTTGTGCGAGCCGGTCAGCCACGGTGGCGTGGCGGTGACCAAGGACTTGTAGAAGATGTTTTGCCCCGGTCGGGCGTCACATGCCGCCTTGATTGCTGCGTCCACAGCTTGGATGCTGGAGTAGCTGCCGGAGATGGGCGCCGGACCGAACCAAAAGATCGGCGCGGAACTTCCCGGTTGGCCTCCCGCGCCGCCCCGGATCGCATCGATGCAAGCCAGAGCCTCCGCCGTGATCGCTGCCTGGTTGGAGCCAATATCGTTGGTGGATCCCTGGAGAAAGATTACATCAGGCTTCAGAGCAAGAAGCTGGGGCACCCGTTCTCGGTAGGTATAGTAGGGGCCGGTGCCGGGGTTAAGAAGCCCGGTGCCACCGATTCCCAATCGCCACATGTCATCAACGCCGATGAGCCGCCCGAAGTGTTCGGGGAGCGTGTCGCCGAGGATAAATGGGCCATAGCTCGATCCGGCAAGATAGCTGTCGCCGAGAGCCCCGCCGCGGAGCGTACCGGGGCTCGGTGCCGGCCAGATCTGGTCGGCCGAAGTGATTGCAATTTGCATGAACGTTGCGTTGTCGCGCCCGTAGTGGATTTCCCACAGGCGCGGCTTGCGCGTGCCCCAGTCGACAACCTCCCAAAAATTGGATGCCGCAAACGGATAGATCGGTCCCGCCGTCAGAGGGCGGCCGTCACAGAAGATCCGCATGCCCGCAGTGCCGGACGGGGCTTCAAACCCGATCTTAGGGGCGTCGGACCAGAACGCGACGAAGCCTCCGCGCTGTACGGCGCCACCAACCCCGATCGTGAAGACGTTGAGGTAGGCCCGATTGGTCGCATACTGCGCGGGCGCGCACCCATTGAAAGTGAACAGGGCACGGTTTGCCCACACATCGAGCGCCGTCAATCCCGCTGGTGTACTGGTCGAATTGGTCGGCGTGAGTATAGGCTTGGCGGGGTCGTCGGCCGCATCCCAGGAGGGGCCACCGAGATGGGTCCATAGCACCCCCCCATCGCTGACGGCAGCGCCGCTGGTGTGGGTAGGCTCGGTCGCGCCGCAGGTTCCAGCACTTCCCGCGACATACCATTGCGCAGCGGAGTTCTTCCGCACATCGCCTTGCTTCACTGCCTGCAGGGGCACCCATGCGGATGGGCCCTCCCACGGCCGCGTCCACAATGGACGGCCAGCCGCAAGCGCCTGCTGAAGGCGGGTCTTGAGGGCGGCGCTGCTGGTGCCCCAGTTTTGGGCGGTCTGCTCAGGGCTCGCCGCCAGCCCCAGTGCCAGAGTGCCGATCGCGCTCATGCCGAGATCCTTACGTTGGCGGCGCCCGAGAAGTCAGCGCCGGCGGTCCACCGCCAGCTGACACCCGCCTCGCTCTCCTCGGCCGGCGTGCAGCCGATGCGCTTGGCGACATAAAGCTGCGTGTTGCCCACCACGATGGGCACCCAGTTGACGCCCCCATCCGGCGAGCGCTCGAGGTAGAGCGAGCCGGTCCACGAGGAGCCGGGAAGCACCCATGCGGAGAAGGGCCAGGAAACAAGCCCGCCCCGCCTGCTTTCGCTGGGGGTGAATGGCGCGCTGCTCCCCGGGCCGGAGAGCGTGGCCTGCACTGCGTCGATGCTCATGATTTCACTCCCTCGAATGCGAGGCCCGCGCGCGGGCTAGATCGTCACGCCGCGCCCGGCGCCGCGGGCGGGTCGAGAACGTCGACGAGAGGGCCGAGCACGGCGGTCGGCCAGGCCGTGTTGGCGCACTCCTTGAGCAGCACCACGTCCTCGGCCGAAAGGTCGGCATAGTCGCCGGCCGCCTCGATCGTCTTGGCAAGACGGTGCCGGCGCATCTTCTGATCGAGGGTCTGATCGCGCTCGCGCGGGCCGACGGCGAGGAGTGCGCCGGTGCAGGCATAGCGCACCGTCACCGGCTCCGGATCGGAGCCCGCCGGGCCGGGCGGCGTGAGGATCGGCTTGCCGGAAACATCCCGCAGCTCCTGCGCCAGGTTCACTTTCATTGCAGCACCTTCTTCGTCTTGAGGGTCTGGTTTTCGCGCGCGAGCGCCTGCACGGCGCCCCACAGCAGGGCCACCTGCGCATTGAGGTTCACCGCGTCCCGGGCGCAGCCTTCGGGGCGCGTGACTGCGAGGCGAGGATCAAAGCCCGCCTCTTCCATCACGTCGGAGAGCCCCTTGATGCTTCCCGCATTGCGCGAGGAAACGCCCAGCCGCCGGGGCGCGGGACCATGGGCGGCTTCGTCTCGATAGGTCCACGAACACAGATCCGTGCCCGTCACGACCGAGAGCATGCGGCTCGCTTCATCCACGATGGCGAGCCCATCCTTGCTGTCCGGGTCCGACACGGTGTGAACCGTGCCGTTCATCTCGATATAGGCGCCGGACGATGTGCCGAACGCATAGGTCCAGGAGCCGGCCGAGCCATTGCCGGCGTAGAAGGCGACGCCCACGTTGGAAAGCTCTTCGGCAATGGCAATGACGCCGTTGATCTTGCCGCCGAAATAGTCCGTGAGGCCGTTCCATCGTCCGGCAAGGATCTGGATGCGCCCCGCCGCCCACGTGCCGGAGCCCGAGACGGTCGCTCCGCCGCCGGCATTGAGGACGAACCGCGCCTCTTCCCAGGCGCCGAAGCTGGTCAGATCCCCCTCAAGCCACGCCTGCCCTTGGATGGCCGCAGTGTCGCCTGCCGAATAGCCTGCGGCGGAATAGTCCCGCGACCCGGTGTAGCCGCCCTTCACGAAGATGCCGAGGCCGCTGGTCTGCCCCTCGATCGCGAGGTTTGGCTTGATGCGGGACAGACCGAGCGCATAGCTCGTTTCGGCATAGTGGCCCGAGCCCGTCGCCGCCGAGCGATCAACGATATGGACCGCATAGCGGTCATAGGCCACCTGAATGGTCCAGTCGGCATAGGTTCCGGAGCCGACACACGTGGTGATGGAGCAGGTGAGGGTGGTGCCGCTGTAGGAGGTGATCGTGCCGACCATGTAGGCGGTGCCCGCCGCCGTGGCGGACTTGATCGTCACCACCTTGCCCACCACGGGGGTGGTGAGGCCGGACGCGATGGTGAACACCTTCGTGCCGGTCCCGAAAGCCAGCGACGTGCTGGAGGCGATGCGCGCGGCCGTCAGATAGGCGCTCTCCGAATAGGAGAAGCGGGCCGCTGCCACGCCGTCGTTCGGGCTGGTCACATAGTGCGGCAGGTATTTGTCGGCCGTGGACAGCGTTTGAACCCGGCCGTCCGTCCAGATCTGCTTGCCGTTGAGGTTGAAATATCCGGCCGTGTCGAGGTTAAACCCGCCCGCGGCATTCATATAGATGATGCCGGCGCCGACCGTCTGGATGGCGATGTTGCCATCGCCGCGCTGCAGAAGGCTCACATCGCCGTTCGGCCCGGAATTTCGGATGATCCGGAACTCATAGTCCGTCGAATCCTGCGCATGGAAATCGATGTAGGCGACGCGGTTTCCGGTGGCGAGCGACCCGCCGATCTCCAGAAACTGGACGTACCCAACATCCTGCTGCGCCTGCAGGCCCGCACGCCCGGTGGACTGCGAGTTGCCCCCCGTGCCGCCGTTCGCCACAGCGATGATGCCGTCGGCGTTCGGGTCATAGGTGGAGCGCAGCATGTCGCCGCCGCCAGGGAGCGCCACCCATTGCACGGCGTAGTCGGCCGCCGAGGACTTCGCCAGCACATAGCCGGTATTGCCGCCCGCTGGCAGAAGCCGGCTCCCGATTGAGGCGGTCACCTCGGCGAGGCCGGTCCACAATGCGGCGATGGCGTCGTAAACGCCACCGGCATAGGCATTTCCGCCAATGTCGGTGTCCGGATATGTCGGCGGGTAGACCGGCGTCACCATGCCATCAACTCCAACTGAAGGATGCTTCGCCGCGCTGGCCTGCGCCGCCGTTCTGCACACCGCCGACACCGCCGGCGCCAGCGGCACCCACCACCACGGCCATGACGGTGCCGGGCACCAGATCACCGCGGGCATAGGTCCGCTGGCGCCGTGCCCCGGAACCGGTGCCGGAGGTGAGGTAGGGCGTGCTCGAAATCGTCCGGTATGCGCCGGAGGCGCCGGCACCCGGCGCCGTGCCCTGAAGGCCGTTGCCGTTCGCCGTCACCGCCGCACCGCCGGTTCCCGTCGTGCCGACCGCATCGCCGCCCTTGCCCGTGGCGGTCGTGCCCGTGGGGACACCACCGGCATTGCCGTTGGAGCCGCTACCCGCCCCGGACCCGACGCCGCCGAGCCCCGCCGTCAGGCGGTTGGCGGGCACCTGCGAGCCGCCCGCCACCATTCCGTCGAAGGTGGTATCGCCGCCCGCCGTGCCCGCCGGAAAGGTGGAGGTGTTGGTGATGCCGTGGGAGCCGGCCGAGGCGCCCACCAGCGTCACCGTCAGGCTGGTTTCATAGTTCGGGACGACGAAATAGAAGGCGCCGTCGTGGTCGTAGATTTGCGAGCCGGGGGCATCGAAGGTGCCCGCCGCCGTCCGCACCAGATCCGGCGCCTCATCCACGGCCACGATCGAGAATGTCAGGTCTTCATTGGGCGTGACGCCGAACACCAGAAGGCGCTTCGTCTCTTCGTCCACCGGCCCCCAGAAGATCAGGGAGCCATCCTCCGCCTCGCCGATGGCGGGCACCGCCTCGGTATCCCACCCCGATGCGACCGTGACGGTTGCGTCCGGCACCGGCGTCTGCAGGGTGACGGTTTCGTGCCAGCCCATTCCCTCGGTGATGCGGTGCGTCGAAAACGTGCCGTCCTGCCGCCGGATGATGATGCCGACGGGGCCGAGCACGCCCACATCCGCAAGGCTGTCCACCTCGCTCATGTCCGTGATGGCGCCGAAGCTTGCCGCCGTCACATAGATCGCGGCATCGAGCACCAGCCCGGTCACATTGCCGCCGGAAGTGATTTTCGCCTTCACCCGGGCCGAGCCGGCTTGTCGGGTGAGCACGTCGTGGGTAAGCCCGATCAGGTCGCCGCGGCGGCAGACGATGGCCTCGGCGGGGGCGTCGAAATAGTAATAGGTGCCGCGCGCCACAGCCTGCGCCAGGTCGAAGCGCGCCCGCGCCACGGCCTGCGGCTCGGTCACGATGCCGGAATAGGTGACATTTTCCAGATTGGCGCCGGTCGCGCCCTCGCGCATGACGACGATCTGCTGTTGCTCAAAGTCGGCGGACTTGTCGGAATAGGTGACGCGGAAGCCATCCGGGAGCCGGGCAAAGGCCCGCTCCCATTTGAAATTCGCGCTGTTGCGCGGCGAGAACACCTGCACCGGCGCGTCCGCGCTGCGGTCCCGGTCCTCATAGACGCCCCACACCTCGCTCTGCGTCGGCCGGGCATAGCCGCAGGAGCCGATCAGTGTCAGAGTCTCCTGAATGCTGGAGCCCTGCACGATCGCATCGCAGGTGTAGCCCTCGGCGGCGCAGCTGTTGCGCCAGTCCAGCAACGCATCCTCGTCGATGAGGTCCGCCTCGATCGGGTCCGCATTGAGCGACCCCGCCAGCACGAAGCGGTAATGATAGGCGGGATTGCTGGTGGTGACCCACGGGCCGGCAAGAGCATCAAGGTCCGGAACCCAGCCGGATGCCAGGACGGAGACATTCTCGATCGCGCGGTTCTTTGCCCTGATGGCGATCAGCGCATCACCGGCCATCTGCACCGGGTGCTGATCCCATTCTGACTGACACCGGATGAAGTAAGCCGATCCGAAGAAGTCGTCGTCGTTCGGGATCTTGTAAGCGCCACCCGTCGTCTGATATCCGAAATAATCGAGAACGCCGATAATGGAATAGCTGTACGATGTCAGGTTGTGCGACTGCTTGGCGATAAGACAGCCGCGCTTGTACTGGATTTCATAAGTCGTCTTCGGGAACAAGTCCGGGTCGAGATAGAATGTTACGCTGTCGCCCGTCATGTGCGTGTGCAGAACGCCGCTGGCGGCGGTCGTGCCGCTCGAAAGGTAAGGCTGCGTCTTGCTCGGGTCGCTGAAATAGCTGTGCGCCGCCCAGCCGCCGAGGCCGATGGGCGCGACCGTCTGCGCGGGCACCGTGCGATAGGCATAGACCCAGCCCTTGTTCCCGGGCGGGTCCGGCACCGCCGGCTCGGTTCCCCAATCGATAATCACCTCGCCCTTTTTCGGCGGCTGGCGGCGAGAGGAGAACATCACCTCGGGAAGGTTGATCCAGCCCGTGCCCCCGCGCGGCCGGATGCGGAAGCGAAAGGGCATGAGCACGAGGGCGTTTTCGTTGTCCGGGTTGGACGTGCCGATGCCCTGCGGAAAGTCCAGGCGAATGCGGGCGCGATCGGGCGCCTTGCGGGTGGCGACCGTCTGCCATTTCGGGATGCTGTTGGCCGGCGTCGTCTGGTCTTCCAGCTTCGTGACATTATCGGGGTCGAGCGCGTGCCCGCTCACCTCGCCGGATGCGCCGGTGATGCGCACCTGCCGATCCACGAGGGTCAGGGGCGCATCCCCGCTCCACCCCTCGCGGGTCTCGTATTCCAGATCGTCGGCATCCTCGATATCGGCGTCACCGATGCGGATGGCCTCAAGCTTGTGCGGGCCAGCCAGCGCGCCGACGATGGACACGAATTCGTCCTGCCCGATCACCTGATAAAAGGGATCGGTGATGAGCGCGGGGAACACGCGGAACGTGCCGAGCACGCGCGGCAAGGGCTCGCCGGGGTCGATCAGGTTGCCCGAGGCGGACGCCGTGCCCTTGTTCTTCGTCTTGCGGTTGGTATCCGGCTCGCTTGGCGGTGCCGTGAGGGCGCCGATGGCGAGGGAGCCCACAAGGCCAACCGCACCCGCCGCCAGCTGCGCCCCGAATGTGCCGCCGGCGATGATTCCGGGAATGCCGATGCTCGCGATGCCCGCCGTCGCCACCACAAGCGCCAGGGCCGCCACCACGCCGATGATGGACTTTGAACTGTCTCCGCCGTTGCTGTCTCCCGAGCCGCGCGGGCGCAGGTGGAACGTGACATAGGTGGGGTGCTCGGGATCGAGCGAGGGGCGCGGGCGCACGCGGTGCCAGTGCTCACGCGGGATCACGTTCCCGCTGATCTGCACATCGCCATGGCGCTCGAAATGCTTGGGCAGGCCGGGCGTGGTGGCGACAAGCTCGCCGATGGTCGGCCCGAACGCCTCGTAGCGTTGCCCATAGGCCCCGATGAAGGGGCCACCATAGGCGACGGAATAGACGGGGACGCCCTCAGGGGGCCGATCGTGCCTCACGCCAAGGCCTCATGCCGGAAAGTCCCTTCCCGCCGCCAACGGACTTGCGGCGCGCGGGAAACAGGGACGATGACGGCGGACGTGGCCGCCTCCACATGCAGGACGTGGGCGGCATCCACCATGACGCCGACGTGCAGGGGCTTGCCGCGCATCACCAGCACATCAAAGGGCCGGGGCGCGCCGGTGACCGGGAGCCAGGGCGCGCCCGCGCTGTCCTCCCGGATGCGCTCGGTCACCCGTGCCACGTCGTGGGCGGAGATCTCGCCATAGGTCGGCAGATTGATGCCGATCACCTCGCGGTAGACGAGATGCACGAGGCCCCAGCAGTCGCAGCCGGCGCGATCGCGCCCGCCGTCGACGAAAGGGATACCGACATAGGGGGTCGACCACCCGTCCGGAGCCGGGTGGCACACCGTCAATGATGGCATGGCGTCAGGTCACCGATAGAGGCCGGGAAACTTGTCCTGCGTGGCGAGGCGGGCCGGGAAGGAGTCCTGCGAATAGTCCCGGCTAATGACGTCGCCGGTGATCATCATGGCGTCCACCGACACGTTGGCGAGGCGCAGGTGGTTGGCGCTGTACTCGACGGGCGGGGTGCCCAATGGCGTGCGCGGGTCGGCTGTCTGGTCAAATTCCGACGCCGCCACCAGATCGAGCCGGAGGCGCGCCGTGGAGGACAGGGCGCGCAGCTTGTCGCCGATCGCGCGATCGACGTTCTGCACCTCGATCTGGCATTTCGGCGCACCCTCGTCATCGGAGAGCAGCTGCATCTTGAAGGGAAAGCCGATCCAGTCCTCGCCCTGCCATGAATAGTCCACCCCGTCGCTCGCCACCCGGATCGGAGCGGCGAGGTCGTCATGATCGATGGTGAGGAAGGAGATGATCGCTTCGCCGCTCTCCTGCAGCAGAAGGGCGCGCCGGAGCGAACTGGAGATCGCGCGGGCCATCAGGGCAGCATCCGAAGCTTCAGCGACACGTCGTAGAGGTCTACGTCCACCGTGTCATAGGCCCACGTGCCGTCCTCTATCGTCCACGTCTCGCTCGCGCCCGTGACCGGGTGGGCCATCGTGAACCGGAGAGCGCCGTCTTTCAGGTCGTTCTCGAAGAAGGAGGTGAATGTCTGCAGCTGGGCACCCGACATGCGGAACGTCATGGTGGAAATGCGGGTGCGCACCGTGCTGCGGCGCCGGCGGATCGGCGGGCCGACCTCGGGCGTGAACGGGACCGTGTTCGGCTGGGATTGCTCACCCCAGCCATTGCGCATTGGCGCGGGAAGACCAGATGGCCATGCAGCGGTCACTGTCAGCCCCTCCGCGTCGGCGCCGGGCCGACACCGTTGCGGGACTTTGTCACCTTGTCGAAGCCACCATTCGCATAGTCCTTCTTGACCGCATTCAGGACCAGACGAAGCACGGGCTGGCCGTTCTGGCCGCGGGCCATCTCAGCTTTACCCGTGGCCTCGACGCCGGTCTGGTTGACGATCTGCACCTCGGGCACGCCGAGAGCCAAAGCGCCGCCGCTCCCGCCGCCGACCGAGCCACCGGCTGCGAGGCCAGGGACCGCCATCCGCCCGGAGTTGATCGCCTCCAGGAGACCGCCATAGCGCTTCGCCATCGCGGCGCGGACCACGAACTCGCCATTGGAGAGCGCGAACAGCCCAGCACGGTCAGAAGTCCCGGAGCCCGGGCCCACCACCCGGCCGCCGGTTGCGGCGTGGCCGATTCCTCCCGACCCGAAAGAGCCGCTTGACGCCCCCGAGGAGAACAAGCCGCCCCAGTTGAAGCCGCCGGCGTTCAGCGCGCTCATCAGGGCATTGATCAGCTGGTCCTCGATCTTGGAGATGATCTTGTTGAGGACGTTCATCGCGGCGTTTCCGAACGCCTGCCAGAAGGTCTGCCCCTGCTGAAGCCCGGTGCGCAGGTCATCGAGGAAGCCCTTCAGCGTGTCGGAGACGAAGCTGAAAGCCTCCTTCGCCTTCTTCGCAGCGACCTCAAGCTTGCCGATCTCTGCCGCCTTGGCCGCGATCTGCGCCTTCTGCTGGGCAGAGAGGGAGATGTCCTTCTCATTCGCCTGGTTGAGAAGATCCTGCTGCGCCTTCAGCGTCGCGGCGGCCTGCTCGGACATGCCGACGGCGGCGATCTCAGCCTTTAGCGATGCGATGTGCCGATCCGCGCCCGCGATGATGTCCGCATAGGCCTTCTTGGCCTTGTCATCGACTTCGGCGAGGCCCGCCGCCCACTCCTTCAGCTTTGCCGATGCGGCAGATGCGCCCTTGGAGATGGCCCCGCCGATCTTACCGAGGTAGTCGGTATTCAGCTCTTTCTGCTGCTGCGCGCCCCGGGCATTGCCGGCCGCTTCATTAGCGGCAGCGTAGGGATTGGCGATCTGCCCGAAGCTGACCTTGCCCATTTCCCCAATCTGGATGCCGCCAGGCAGGTTGGAGAGCGCTTCATTCACCTTCGCGATGAAACTGTTGAGCAGCGCTCCACCGGCATTGATCATGGTCTCCATGGCCTTCAAGACGGCATTCGCCGCCCCGATCGCCGCTCCGCCCATGATCGAAGGAAAGTTGGTCCAGAGGAACTTGATGTCGTTGAAGGCCGCGACGAACGACCCGATGATGTAGTTGACCCCCTTTTTCGCCGCGCCGACGATATCGACGCCGAAGATGCGGGTGATATCCTTCTGAAAGGCGTTGAGGGCGGTGAGCGCCACGGCGATGCCGAGCACGAGCGCCCCGAACGGGTTCGCCGCAGCTGCGGCCACCGCCATTGTGCCCAGCACCACCACAAGGCGGGCGATCGCCGCGACCACTGCCACAATGCCGGAGATGATCTGCGGCGCGTAGATGAGCGCGAGGCCGGCGGCAGCGGCAGCGGCATAGGGCGCGATGGTGGGCAGGATTTTCGCGAACCCGTACAGCGCGGCCTGCGCCACCTTGATCCAGTTCACCAGCTGGATAATGCCGGCGACGAGGGCGGTGATCGAAATGATGATCAACGCGACCGGCGAGAAGACGACGGCGAACGCGGATCCGAGGAGCGCCAACGTGCTCGCGCTCTTACCGCCCTCGGCCGCCATGTTCGAAAAGACCATGGCCATCTGCGTGCCCTGTTGCAGGGCAACCTGGATAGGGTTCTGGCCGCCAGCGGCCGAGACGGCCACGTCCTGAAACTGAGCCGCGAGGTTGGCCGCGTGGTGAGACCCGACCTTCGCTGCCGCGGAATTGTCGTTGACCGCGTTGGTCAGCCGGGTATTCGCGTTGGCGGCTTTGGTTGCGGCCGTCGCCTGCCCTTCGATGGCGCGCTCGGCTTGCCCAGAGACTTGGGCGAGATCCATCAGGGCGGCTTCGACGCTGCCAACGGCCGCCGAGAGTGCCGCGTTGCTGTTCGCGGCCTTCCCCATTGCGTTTCCGGTGCGCTGCACGGCGGCAGATGCGGACTGGGCAGCGGTCTCAATCTTCCCGAACGACACGGAGACACTGGACGCGCTGATCGCCATGGTCTCCGTCTTCGCGGCCGCAGCGGCGGAGGCGGCACCCATCCCGTCCATCTTCGCGCTCGCCGCCGCCAGTCCGGCGGACATGCGTCCAATCGCGCCTTCCACGTCCCGAACGGCGGTCTCGATCGCCATGAGGAGGCGTTCAAGTCGAGCGAAGGCGTTCTTGAGCCCGCCCCCAGCCTTCTCGGCCTTGTTGGAGGCGTTCGAGAGCTCATCAAGGGCCGTCGCGCCCTTGCGGACCTCTGAACTATCGACGCTAAGCCCAAGGCGTGCGACGTCGGCCATGGCTATTTTTTCCTGCCGCTTGCCTTGGGGGGAGTTTTCGGAGCGGGCTTTCGCAAAGCGTCGCGCCAAGCCCGCCATTCCTCGACGCCGGTCATAAAGCCCGCGTCCATCTGCCGGAGGATGGCGATTTCCTCGCGGCTGACCACTTCACCCGTCAGGGCGATCCATGCTTGGATTTCGGCGAACCCGAGGGGAAGAGGTCCCGCCATGCCCTGCTGGCGGGATGAGGAGAGAGACCAGAACCATTCCGCGAGGTGTTCAGCGCCTTCCGGAACCTCAGCGTCGGGGATGGTGTCTCCGCGGCCGAAGCGCTCGGCGCGCACAGCCCGGGTGTCCCCGTCCTCGTCCTTCGTGTTGAACAGGACGAAGACGCGGACATACTCGGCTAGGCACTCTCCGAGGTCCCGAAAAAAGCCGCTTCATCCCCGAGTGCAGTGTCGATCTGCTTGGCGACCCACGGCACCGAGAGGAGCTTGGCCTTGTTCTCGGAGGTCAACGGAGGAGCAGACAGGGAACCGAGCGTCAGGCCTTCGGCCCACGACCAGCCGACGATGGAGGCCGCCAGGAGGGCAACGGTGTTCTTCTCCATCTTCTCCGCGGTCATGGCGTTGCGCCCCGACTTGAGGGCCGCGTTTTTGATCTGCCGCTCCACGGCTTTGACCGCATCGCTTTCGAGGGACACGCATTCGACCGACAGGCCGATGGGCGCGCCCGTCTTGGGATGGGTGATCTCCACCGTGATGGTGTTTGGCTGGATCGCGAGAATATCCACGAAGTGCTCCTATCAGGAAAGGGCCGCTTCGACCGTGACCGGGAGCTGATTGAAGCCCACCGTATAGGTCTCGGTCACGAAGTCTTCGACGCCCCCGCCGTTCAGGACCGGCCCGGTGATGATCCCGGCGCAGTAGACAACCGTGTTGTCGTAGGCGTCAGATGGCGCGTCGGAGAATTCGATCTTGATCGCGTAGTTGAACTTGGTGAGCGCCGCGGCGCGCATCGCGACCTGACCGGCGTCATCGAACAGCCGGGCCACCTCAATATCGAGGTTGCCTGCGTCCGTGATGCCCTTGGCCTTCTGCGTCACCTCATCGGCGAAGGTGTCGTAGTTGACGATGTTGGTGTCCGCACCGAAGTCGCCGCGATTGCCGACGCCCTTGATCTCGACGTAGGTGAGCGCCTGAAATGCCGCCTGGTTGAGCGGCAGCGCGGTCTGCTCCGTCGCGCAAACATAGATCTTGGTGCCGGCGTTGGTGAACTTCTGACCCGCCATGAGAACCTCCTGTTAAGCCCTCCAGCGGGCCGTCACTGGTACTTTCAGATAGATGCCGTCCTTGAACGGCGTCGCGATGCCGGGCGGGGTATAAATGCGCACCGTCGTGCTCCCGCTCGACAGGCGCGTACCCTCCGCGAAATGAGCGGCCACCAGACCGGCGACTTCCAGCGCAGGCGCTTCACCGGCCCCAAGGGGGGCGCCCACCGTCACCTGCATGAGCCCCAAGCGATCGGCGCGGCCGTGAAAGGCCATCTCGCCCTTGTTCGTCGCGCTCATCATGGGCCACGCCTCAAGCCACATGCCCGAGGCGGGCGGGGTGAAGTCGACCATGGGCCAAGCGATCGGGAGTGCCGGAGACAGGCTCAGGCCGGCCAAGTGCCCGTTCAGCAGGTCGAAGATGATCGCTTCCGGCTGTGTGGACATTCGGCTACCGTGCCCCGATGCGACTGACCGACGAAGAGGCCCACCAGCGGCTTGTGGCGGCCCGTGAGGCCCTTGGCGATGATGCCGGTGAAAGCGTGCACGCCAACGCGGCCCTTGAGGCGGCGAGGCGCGCGCTGGTGATGTTTCAGCTGGCCCTCGTCGCGGCCATGGAGAAGGTCAGGACGCCCGAAGGCGAGCGGTGACGTTCCCCACGATGGTAGGCCACTGCTGCGCAGCCCTTTCGACGAACTGGCGCGGCGCCATGCGCCCGGTGCCATAGTTCACGTACCCGGCGTAGTTGGCGGTGTATCCCGCGACAATGGTGTCTCCCAGCGCCGCGCCCGCGATCACCATGTCCACAGGGCGCGGGGAGAAACCTGCGCCACCGGGGTTCTTTCGGTTGGTGGCTGGCAACTCGGTGTTGATGGACACCACGAGAGATGCGCGAAGGAAGCCGGTGTCTACGGGCATGTTGCCGCCCCCACCGACTGGCGTCTGCATTGCCTCGATCACGTCGGAAGCCGCCGTCTTGAACACCGCCTCCATCCGCTCGCGGGTCTGCCGTGTCCATTCGTCCACCTGAGCGGCAAAGCCAAGGCGAGGCATCATACACCCTTATGAAAAAGCCCCCCGTTGAGGGGCGATGGGCGACGACTCGGCGGCTACACCTCGGCTTCAAGCGGTGGTAGCGTGCCGGAATGTCAACCAATGGGGGAAGAGATGAAATTTGTGAGAGGGCTGCTCAGGTTTGTGGTGGGCGGCGTCTTCGGTGTGATTGCCGCCTTCGCGCTGATCCCCGCCTTCGCAGCTGTGTTCCCTTCAAAGGACGGAAGTGTCACTGGCGCAGGCCTGACGCTTGCAGTGGTCGTCGTGGGCGCATTGTTGGGGCTGTTTGCTCCGTCAATCCGCAGGGCTTTCGGTCGCGGGTTCCTGTTGGCAGGCGTCGCGGTCCTCGCTCTGCCATTGTCCGCTTTCATGCTTTCCGCCCGGACCGCCCATGAGGTGGTGACGTCGTCCGACAAGATGGAACAGGCCGGGCAAGCCTTGGGGGCCGGGCTGGCTGGTGCGGCATTCACCGGCGTTGCCGCTTTCATCGGCCTGATCGGCGGGGGCATCCTCATCATTATCGGGCTGGTCCTGGCACTTGGCGGCCGCCGTGAAGTCATCATCGTCGAGCGGCGATAGGCGCCTCACTTAACCCCTTTGAGGAAGTCCATCTTCACGTCCATGTGGCACCGGCACATGACCGTCTCCGACGACGGCGCCATGGGATCATGCGGGTAGCGCAGAAGCGCGCCCGAGGGCGAGACAAAGGCCTCCTCGAAAGCCACCTGCTGGCCGTTCAGCCGACGGTGGGTGTGGCGGACCCGCTCATCCATGGCGGAACGCCACACCTTCGTCAGCTGCTCGACCCTCACCTGCCCCTTGGCGATGGCCTGCCGCCACCCCTGCATCTGGCTCTCGTGAAGCGCCGAAAGCGCCTCGGTTCTGCCGATCGCCTCCGCGCGGTACTTCAGCGCGCTGTTCAGGTAGGCCGTGACCATCTTGTCGATCTTGTCCGCCGGGATCGGTTTGCCCTCCCGGATCGCCTTCTCGACTGTCCGGTCATAGCGCTTGTCGCGCAGCCCCATGGCAAGGGCCTCGCGCATCTGTGCCGGGTCTCCAGATCGCAGGCGGGCTTCGTAGGAGGCCACCCATTTCACCTGGGACGAGGTGAGGCCGATCAATCCGCCCTCGCGGCGGCCCGTAGCCGGGTTGATGCGGCCCGTCAGGTCCAAGGCTACCGTGCGCGGGTTCTCGCCCTTCTCAATGCCCTCGACGATGCGCTGCCGCACCATTTCGCGGGTGTCGCGCTCGATCTCGGCCACTAGGTCGGCGCCAAACTCTCGAAGCCAGCGCTCGGCTTCCAGGTTGCGGGTATCGAACTGCACCTTGAGCAAGAACCCGTCAGGATCCCGAGTGGCAGGGATCTGGCCGGTCGTAAGCTTGCCGCCCGCCTCGAAAGCCTGAGCAATCCCGGCATCCAAGGCCCGGAACGCAACCGGGTCGAGCCCGACCGCCCTCAGCGCACCGTCCACGTCTCCCCGTTCGAGCATCTTGACGAGAAGCTCGATCTGCACCCGGTCGCGAGAGGCATAGACCGCCTCCAGAAAGGCGCGGGACAGCTTCGGCGCCCACACCTCTACCAGTTGCTCAATCGAGCCATTGGAGGCCATCGGGATCAGGCCGTGCGGGCGAGAACCGCCAGCTGGTAGGTGTTGGAAGCGCCCGAGCTATTGGTGACGCGCAGGATGTCACCGGTGGACGCAGTGACGGTCGCGATGCCGGTCGCATCTGGGTTCATGAGCAGGAACACGCCGCCCGGCTTCACCACATGGCCGGCGGCGGTGAAACCCGGCACGCCGCTGGTGCTGCCGCCGATGGTGAGGTTGGTGATGTTGGCCGTCCCGTCCTTCTTCTTGTTCACGATCAGAACGGCGACAAGTTCGGCCGCGGTGATGGTCACGCCGAGGGCGTCCACCAGCACGCCGGCCAGGTCCACGTCATCGTTGGAGGCGCTCGCGACGGTGCGCTCAGCCATGTAGATCCGGTCCACCTTCTCGGCCGTGACGCCGTCGGCGAAGGACTGGACCAGATCGATCACGCCATCCCAGTAGGGTCCGGCGTTGAAGGCATTGCTGCCTTTGAGGTTCGCGGCGAGGTGCAGACTGAGCTTGGCAGAGACGGTCATATCAATCCTCCTGAAGAGTCAAAACGTCGACACCCGATCCGCTCCACACGTCGCATTGGCAGGCGATTTCAACGGCGGCCACGGCACTGGCGCCCGCCATGAGCGCGCCGATGGCGTATTCGGAACCGCTCCCGATCGCGAAGAAGGCCCCATCGAGAGGCCCCGCAAATGCCTCGCCGTCCTTGAAATAGAAGACGTCGCCGTTTGGCAGCACCAAGAGCGCTTGCACATTCATGCCCGGCGGATAGGCACCGGCTGGACCTTGCTCTTCAACCAGTCGCCGAAATCGCTCCGACGTGCCGGGGTTCGGGGTACTCGCTCCGATGAGAGAACCGTCGGCAAGACGCGCGATCTTCGTCTTGGCCCCGATCGGCAGCTTCTCACCGGCAAAGGCCCTGCGGTCGGCGGCCAGCACCCCGTCACGGAAGACGATGGTCGTCACCTGCGCCCCCGGCATACCCAGACGGCTTGGGCTGGGTCGGTTTCCACGGCCGGCGCCGAGCCCCCATCCGAGACGATCGTGTAGGTCGATCCCTGCACCGTCACCCGATCGCCCACGGCAGGCACCACAGCGATCGTGGATGCCAGGATCAGCAGCCTCGCGTCATTCGCCGCTACCATGCCGTTGGCGACGTGATAGGCGCTCCAGGTGTCCGGGAGCGCCTTGCAGGCGTGCTCCGTCGTCGTGATCGCGCCCGGGGTCCAGTCGTTCTCGCCTGCCGCGCGCGCGTCTCGCGCCAGCGTTGCGGGATAGAAGACGCCCGACATGGCCTTGCCGATGGTCGCGGCGACCTTGGATAGGGGCGACGCCATCAGCAGCGCACCGCAGTGCCGAACATGACCGATGCCGGCCGGAGCAGGCGCGCGACGGCATGATCGATATCCTGAAAGACCGTCGCTGCAGGCGCGGTTCCGGCATACTCGATTTCGACGCTGCCAGCCTTTATGCGGCTGATGGCCCCTCCCCGATCGAGGTCGGGAGCCAGTGTCCCTGGCTCAAGCGCCTCGCGATATGCGCCTTCGCAGGTCGCACGCACGATCTCGGCCGGGACTTCGCCGAAAGGCAGGATCCATCCCTCCGCGTCAACCGCGTCGACGCGGGGCCATTCAAGGGCCTGGCTGCGCTGGCGACGGCGACAGCCGGGGAACCGCCCACGGTACCGCGCATCGACATAGGCTGTGGCCTTGCGGATAGCCCGCTCGATTGCATCCGACCCGGGGAGAGTGGTCCCATAATAGTTTGCGACCCACTCGGCGAAAGCGGCGGCCGAGACATAGGCGTCAGCCGCGGCGAGGCCTTCGCCTGTTTCCACCGTGAGGGCCATGATGATCTCCTCAGGCCGCCGACCGGCTCGCGAGCGCCGCCGCGATCACTGCATCCGCCGCTTCGGTCTGGGTCTGGCCGGCCGCCGGATCAAGCGTGGCATCCCCGTTCAGCTTCTCCGCCAGCGCCACGCGCTGCTTCCAGTGGAGGGACTTCCAGTCGGCCGGAATTTCGATCGACACAGGGCCGGGCGTGCCCTGCTGGGCGGCAACGGCCGCGGCAACTTCCTCGGCGGTGCTGCGAGAGATGTAGCCCGCCGCAACGAACTCGGCGACGGTCGGGCCGTCGGAGCGCAGGCCCGGCTCGGCCGCCTTCCCCGCCTCACGGTCGAACAGGACATGAACCGCCGGGTCATACTCCGCGGCCGGGATGTTCTTGTAGCCGGCCCGGAGGTTCTCCGGGCACACGATGCTGACGGTCTTCGCTGGTTCCATGTCGATCTCCGAGTGAGCTTTGTGACGGGGCCGCCGGAGCGGTCCCGCTTCAAAGATCAGCCGAGCAGGGTGGCCGCGTGCTCCGACTTCACGCCGGCGACGCCCCACGCCAGGCCGATCTCGATCTTCACGCGCCGGTACTGGCGGTACATCGCGACCTGGAAGACGAGGCCGGAGATCGGGTCGGTGACGAGCATCACGTCGTCGGCGCTGTCACCACCCTGCGGCATTGCCGGAACGCGAGCGGCGAGCACGAACGCGTTCTGGGTGAAAGCGATGTTGGGCGTGTAGCTGTTGCCAATCGACACAGCATCGTTGTCCGCGGCACCGATGATGAGGCCGGGGTTGCCGATGACGATGTCGCCGGCGGTGGCGGCGAGGCCGGTGTTCACCACGTACTTGTTGGCCGAGTCCGACGCATGGGTGATGATGTCGCCGGCCTTGATGCCCGTGGTGTTCACCGTGATGGTGTCGAGGGTCAGAGTGGTCTGCCCCGCCGCCTCGGCGCCGTTGATGAGCTGGCCGGAGGCCGCACCCTTCACGTGCTGCACGAGGCCCGCCGAATAGCCCATGGTGAAGCCCTGCAGCTGGCGCATCTGGCGCTGGCGGAGCATGGCGCCGGCATCGCCGGACTCGTTCACCTTGAACAGCTCGGAATGCTTGCCTTCCAGTTTGGCGCGGGCGGCCGAGTTGAGCACCATGACGCGGCCGGTCGCCGGAGCGCCGTTGTCGTCGAGGATGCGATTGATCTCGGCGAGGTCGGAGAGGTCGCCGGCGGTGGTGAACGGGGTCGTGCCGGCGGTGCCGTAGGCGCGGGAAGCACGGGTCTTCGCCATCGCCGCAAGGTCAGTCTCCACCGCGTTGGCGATGGTCCGGAAGCCCTGCGCGAACTGATCGGCCAGGATCGTGTTGTACTGGCCGAACTGGCTCACGGACAGCTGCTCCTCACCGGTCCAGCGGATCGGGTAGGCCTTGGACTTGGTGATCGTCACATCGGCATAGCCGATCGTCTGATCGCCGCTGTCCGCCGGGGTCGCGCCGGCGGTGATGTCTTCAAGCGAGGCGGCCGGCACGATCGGCGAGCGCACCGTCTGGCCGACGGCGCCGGACTGGGCGGTGGCGTCGCGGTTCACGTTGGGGATGAAGCCGATCTGCTCACGGGAGACGACGTCGAGAGCGGTGTAGATGGTCGGCACGAGGCCGGTGAGGGTGTTTGCCATTGGATGGCCCTTTCAGATCGGTGATTTTCTGGGGTTGGGCCATCCGGCCCGTGCGCCTTTGCCCTATCCGGGGCGTGGCGTTGAACTCAGTCGACGAGCGTGTACCCGTCGCGCATCTTGGACATCTGGTCGGCCGGGGGGAGCTTGCCGAATTCTTCGCGGCTCAGCTGCTTCTTGCCCGGATCTCCAGAGCCGCTGCCATTGCGCGAGCCGCTGCCGTTGCCACCCGTGCCCTTCAGGATGTGATCCTTGTAGGGATAAGACGACACGAGCGTATCCAGAGCCTCGTCGAAGCTCGCGAGCTCGCCGGGATTGGCCTTGGAGAAGATCTTGTTGCCGTTCTGGTCGTAGGCCACGACCTTGCCGTCCTCGAGCTTGAAGGACTGGCCAAAACGCGCCTGCACCATGTCGGCGGGGATGACGAACTTCTCGGAGATAATCTTGGACCGGGCGAATGCGCCGCCGATCTTCTCGGCATAGAGCTCGCCCTTGAGCTTTTCGTTCTCGGCGGCGACGGGCGCAAACCTCTCTTCGACCGCCTTGATGGCCTCCGCCTTCACCTTCTCAACCTCGCCGGCGTCGACCAGCTTCTTGGCATCCAGGTTGGCGAGGGTCTCCAGTGCCTTCTTGGCGGCCGCGGCGTCGGTGATACCCTCGAAGGCCTTCAGCTTGGTCTCGGCGGCCTCCTTCGCCTCTCGGTGGCCCTTCGCCTCGCCATTCAGGCGGGTGATGGTGGCGACAGTGCCGGGCGCATCGAATGCGACCTCGGACCCGTCATCCCGCACGTACACGGGCTTACCGTCGGACACGACGACGTGCCCGGCCTCATCCAGCTTCAGCTTCATGGTTTCCTCCGGGCATCCGCCCGCTCAATGGGCCATCCGGCCCGTTCACCGGGGGCGATCCTTGCCCCGGCCATCCGTCAGACGGCGGGGCCGTTGTCCGGAAGCACTGCACCCGTCACCGGGTCGATGTTCTGTTCGCCGGTCGCATCGGCCTGCTCGTCGGCGAGGCGGAGCTGATCTTTCTCATGGTCGTAGTCGTCGGAGAGAACGCCACGCCGCTTGAACTCCTCGGCGACGGTCTGCTTCGACACCACCCGCTGCTTCTCAGCATTGAGAAGCGCGGTCAGCTCCTCGCCTTCCTCCGCCTCAACCGAGAAGTCCTTGTAGACTTCGGCCGATGCCTCGTCGGGGATGCCGAGCCATTTGCAGGTGATCGCCAGCGCCTGATCCAGCGCATCCTCGAACAGGATCGCCCACTTCTGTACCTGTGACGACGCCTTGCGCGACAGGTTGGCCGATGTCACCACCGTGAGATTGGAGCGGGCGAGCGGCTGCATGCCGAGGTCGCGCATCTGGTCCCGGAAGGTGTTCAGTCGCTCCTCAAGGAACTTCAGGCTTTCCGCCGAAGGCTCGATGAACTTCCACTCGCCGTGGTTTCCGTCGTTGTTCGGCGGAGCGAAGAGCACGCTACGCGGGCCGACCGGGACAACGATGGCCTCGCCCTCCTTATCCACCGGCGGGTTCACGCCGTTGCCCGCCAGCATGGGAAACGCGGTGAGCATGGAGATGCTCTTGAGGTTCGCCTCCTGCTGGTATTCCTCGACCTGCATATAGGCGAGGTCACGAAGAGGCGGGATCACGCGAAACGAGGCGCCGACCCGCTGGCCGATGAATACCGGGACCAGCGGGATTAGGCCGATCGAATAGGCCCCAGCATCGATCTCGACCCATTCGGGTTGGTCTTTACCGTCCCGCTTCTGCTCCTCGTAAAGCGTCCATGTCGCCGGCCCGAGCGCGGTCGGCGCGCCATCAGGGGTCACATCGAGAAAGGCCCGGTCCATCACACGGACGCGCTTGACCTCCTTTTCACCGAACCCATTGCGCACCTTCTCGCATTCCAACACGCGGGCATGGAACAGTGTGTCCACCCCGCCCACGGCGACACTATAGGCCGCGATCACCTGTTCGGGAGGCAGGTGGACCCAGTATGGCCGCAGGCCCTGTGCCTGCTCTTCCGCCTGCGATAGGGGGCGTCCTTCGACCGTGGGCCGCGCGCGGGTGAAGTCCACCAGGATCCACGTCAGGCCCTTGTCGACGCCCTCCTTGAAGGAATTGCTGGCGAAGACATGCAGGTTGTTGCCCTGCGCATCGATATTGTCCGCCAACCCTCCGGAACGCTCGCCCTCGACGTCGGCCGTGCCGGCGATTTCCACGGGGGTCGCGTCCGAAAGGCACAGCTCCTTCGCGAAAGGCTTGCTTGCGAGGTTCCCGCTGATGTCGCCATAGATGTTCGTGAAGGGCGAGAGCGCGACGCGGCTATCGTGATCCGCCGTGGTCTCCTCAGGGAGCTTTGGCAGGTAGCTCTCGCAGTTCTTCCGCATGGCGGGGGCACCGCCGAGGATGTCCCTCACCATCCCCCAGAACTGTGCCATCGCAGTGTGATCGGAAGACGGCGTGGCCGGCGTCGGCTGGTCGGTCATCGCTTCGTCCCGTAGGTTCCGAATATGGGCGCTGCCGCTTGGGCCGCCAGCATCAATTCGGTGATCGCCCACACCGCGGCATCTGCACGATCAGGAGAGCCAGATCCGAGATAGCCATTGGTCGCGAAGGAGCACATCTGGTCCTCCATCTCCGGGAATGCCCCGACGTGGCGGACGCAGCTTTGTTCGTACAGGGCGGCCACCGGCTCGGCACGAGCAACCTTGCCTCGGCTCGCGGTCACCTCCCGATAGGAGACCCGGGGATCAACTGATCGAATGACATGCTCGACCATCGCACCGCCGAAATTGCGCTCGGCGACGATGCGGTCGGCTTTCCACTTCGCAGCAAGTGCGACGGCCCGGCGCCCCCAGGCCGCCGGCGGCAGCTTGCAGGTCGCGTCTTCGAGGATATAGGCGTTGCCGTCCACCCCCTTCCCGGCCGCCACGATGCCAATCGCGTCCCCGGTATCCTCTTCGCCCTTCGTCCCAGATGGGTCGACCGCAACGACCACTCGCACCAATTCCGGCGCCTTCCTCACCCGGCACGCGTCGAGCATGTCGCGCGTCCAGAGCGCGCCCGGCACGTCGTCCAGCACCTCGGCATTCAGCTCCTGCCGTCCGAGTCTGGTGCCCTCGAATTTTTTCACCACTTCCGTTAGGAATGTGCCGGCAAGATTGGCCCTGTTTTCATAGGTGGAGCCCCGCGTCGTTCGCGTGGTCTCGGCGGCCATGATCTGCTTCAGCACCGGGATCGGCCGCGGCGTCGTCGTCACCACCTGGCGAGGTTGGAGGCCGAGGCGAAGGCCGAATTGCAGCTGGTCCCACGTCTCGCCAGCGTATCTCCACTTCGCCAGCTCGTCGCACCACGCGCCATCATGCTGCGGCCCGCGCAATTGGTCGGGCTCGACGGCGTTGTAAAGAGTCGCGACCGCGCCGTTCGGCCACGTCAGGCGGCGCTTTGACGGCTCATAGAGAGGGCGGAACTCTTTCGGGTGCACCGAGAGGATGCCGCTTTCTCCTTCGACCATCACGTCTCGGGCGTCAGCGGCAGTTTCCGCCACCAACGCAATGCGGCCCAGCACGCCCCGCGCCAGAGGCGTCGCCCCACACACCACTGAGCGGACCCACTCGGCGCCAGTCCTCGTCTTTCCATACCCACGGCCAGCGAGGATCAACCACGTCAACCAGTCCCCGGGTGGCGGCAGCTGGTTCGGCCTTGCCCAGAATCGCCAGTCCCACAGGATCTGCTCAGCCTGCCTTTTCGTCAGGCCCGCCAGAACCCGAGCCCGCTCCGCCTCGGGAAGAGATGCGATCGAGTCGGCGAGCGAGGAGTTCGATGGCGGAACCGTCATGGGCATCGGGGTCGCTGGGATCGCGCTCCTCGGCATCGAGGTTGTATGCCTGACGCTCCAGCGGGATCAGCCGGGCTCGAACCCTCGTCAGCTTCTCCAACAGATCACCGGGGCTTTCCTTGTCACCAAGGCATTTGCCTTCGACCGGGTCGCCGTTCAACACAGCGGCAAGGCGCGTGGCCAGGATGTTGGAGATGGCCGTCAGCTGCGTGATATCACGCCGGTGGGATTGAACGACCTGAAACCCGAGGAGAGAAGCCCCCTCCACAATGTCCCTATCGTTCGCCCGTTGCTCCTGCGAACTCGGCTGCGAACCATCACTGCGAACCAGCTTCTCGCGAACCGCCTTGCGGACCTGATCGGCGAGCGCCCGCTCCCAGCCTCTGGCCTTGGCTTCCTTCCGGATGGCGGTGTCGCTGACACCGTGCTTTTTGGCGATCTCACGGATCGAGAGCTGACCGGCGCGGTACAGGCGCTCAATCGCCTCCCAATCCGTCTTTCGCTTCTCAGACACAGCGTCCTCGCTTCAATCCCTGCACCCAAGCCCCGCCGCGTAGCCGAAAGCGACCCACGGCAAGACGCACGCGAACCAGACTACGGCCTCTCCAGCAGCCGGGGCGTGACCGAGGAAGGATGATGCGAGCCCAGCCACGATGACGACGCTGCCAATCCAGATGAGGGGCATTGGGTGGCCGCCTGATTGGTGCTGCCGGCAGGCATCGAACCCGCGCGCTCCCGCTTACGAGGCGAGTGCTCTACCGAACTGAGCTACGACAGCGGAGGACTTCGAGAGAGGCCGGACGCGACCCCGGCCACCTTGCGGGCGGGGCACGATCCCCGCGTTGTGTCGCGCATGACGCGGGTGCTAAAGCGCCGGCTTGCCGAACGCCTACGCACCGCCAGCTACTTTCCCCTTCAAGCGGAGGCCGTTTCCTACCGGGGCACACAAGGCCCGGGTTGGCTTGCTCTCTCGAAGCTGCATCGACGTGGGCCGGGTTCATTACCGAGGCAATTGCCCCCCCTTACAGCGGGTTAGCCGCCCTTCTCAGGACAGCGCTCATCACGTCGAACTTGTGTGCGCCGTAGCGCGAAACATCGGGATCGGCAAAGGGCCCGGGCCCACCGGCTTTCGCCGTCCTCTCCCTGTCGCCGTAGCTTTCCGGCGTGCCATCGCGGGGCCGTGCCGCGCCACCTACTCGCCCGCACCAATCGGCACTATCGCGCACCGACCTTCAACACGAGCTTTCGCGCAGGGATTTTAGGTGCCGTGCATCTAGCAGGCGATGACCAGAGGAAATTCCGCTTGCACAGGATTGAACGTGCATTGTTGTATTACGCGCCAACTTGATGGGTCGCGGCGGCGAGAGATCCAAAGCACTCACACCGGCTCTTTAGCTTGTACGGAGGATCGGAAATGAAAGAACCAATTTTCGCATGCGATCTGGAATACATCGACATCATCAAGCCTGATGAGATCACCGAAATTGTAAGCAGCAAATCTTTCCTTGACGGAAAATGGCTATCCAAAACAAAACATAAGCTATTTAACGAACCTGAACTTAGAAAGTATTTTATCCCAATTGATTTTTCATGTTACTCACTGCAATTAATAAGTATAATTGAACCAGGAACTATTATACCAGAACATTCACACACAGAGACCGTATATAGATACGTTCTGGATGGCTCATTCGAGCTTAATGGTCTAAAGTTCGAGCGGGACGATTGGATATTAGTCCCAAAAGATTATAAATATTCAATTATTACAGAAACTGGATACAGAGTTTTATCAGCGTATCATGCAGAATGCCAAGAATGCCAGTGGCATACTTTGAGCAAACTTCCCCTAGGCAGGATACGGCCGTAATACCGATGCGAACCGCGCCTCGTTCTTGTCACGAGGCGCGGCAAATACCCATCATTACCCGAATAAAAGGCACAATGTCTCCGAGTATGCGAGCGCTCCCGAAGGCGCTGCTGGGGGGAGTATGGCTGTGCCAGGAGACTTACCCTCGTCCAGCACCGCTTATCGCCGATTTGCCCGCCGGGCGTCAAGCGGCGGGCTCCAGTTTCCACGTCTCAATTGCCTCCTCCCGTTCTGAGCCGAACATTTGGAGCAAGATTTTCGCGTTAGGTCCCTTCACTTCCACCACGGGGACGACAATGCCCTCGAAGGGGCCTTGAGAAATGCGGACCAGATCGCCACGCTTGTACTCGCGCCACGTCTTCATGAACTGCTCTTCGTCCGGCCGCACGAGCCCGTTGCGGTAGCTGCCGATCAGCTTCTTCATGCCTTCGGGCCGGACGCGGCGGGGCTCGCCGTGAACGCCGACGCAGCCGAGCACCGGGCCAATGGAAAACAGGTCGAGCCACGCCGGCACGCCCGGCACGAACCCGGCGAACACATAGCTGGGCATGAGCGGATAGGGGATCAGCTGCTTGGCCTTCTGGAACCGCGTCTTGCGGCGCCAGCGGCTGTCCGAAGGGCAATAGGTCACGATCCCCTTGCGGGACAGCAGCTCCTGCACCACGAATTCCTTCTGAGGCGCGACGCGGATCACGTACCATTCCAGGTCGCCAGCGAATTCCAGCAGCAGCTCGGCGCGCACCGGCTTGGTGGGGCAGCGCACGATGGTGCCACGCTCGCGCGGCCGGGCACGGTAGATGGTCGGAGCAGTCTTGGGCGCCTCGGTCGTCTTGTCCATGCTTCTCAGCCCCTTCGGTTTCGGTCTCGTGTATTCGCCGGGGTGTCGCAGGCCTCGGCGGGTGGTGGCTCAATTCGGGAGCAGGGTCCGAAACCGGGCGGCGACGCGGGCGCGCTCCTCCTCGGTGATCTCCCGCTCGACCTCGGCTTCCAGCAGCCGGCGGAGCAGCACGGCGTGCCAGCGCGCTGGCCGGGACGCGTCGTTCGCGACCTCCCGCAGTTGCGGGGGAGTCGGCATGAAGCTGCCCTTCAGCCCGGCCTCGCCCTTCAGGATCCGCCGGACAGCCTCCTCAAGGGCAAAGGCCGGCACCTCCTCAAGAGCCATGGCGTAGGCTCGGACGTTCGCCTTGGCCGCGGTCGGATCCGTGATCGTCGTCGGGAACGAGCACTGCAGGAGCGCGAGCGCCGCGCCGACCTCAGCCGGCGAAGCGGGGGCGAGGTGCTGGGCCAAGCGGCAGGACATCTCCGCCACCGTAGCCCTCTGCTCCACCGTCAGAGCGAAAGCCGCCGGAAGCTTGGGGCGGAGCCCCTCCCCCAGTGCTTTCAAGCACCCAGTCAGCCACGGCGGAGAGACCGACCGAGGATCGAGAAGGGCTTGGCGGAGGCGGCGGGAAGGGTCCTCGCTGGATAGGGTCAGGTCCTGGTTCATCGTCCCATCGTCCTTGTCGGAGCCACGTTGCCGGGTTGCACCACGGCCGATCTGGGGGCTTGGTCCGCATGTAGCGATCCAGGGCGGCGAGCATCCGGTCGAGCGTCACCGCGCCTCGCTTCATCACGGAATTGAAAGCCTTTTCAGCATCTTGCTTGCCGACCTTGTGGGGGTAGACCTGCCAGAAGCGTGCGAATGCTTCGGCATGAGAGCGGTCCGGCGCCGGCGGTGCCACGCTGACAGGTGCAGGCTGCAGATGGAGGACTGACCCCGCCTGCGGCTGCGGGCTACGCGCGTCCGATGCGTCAGCATCGGAAGAGGGGTGAGTTTCTTTAGAGGGGGTGCAGGGGGAGACCTTTCTTTCCTGGGGAGGTGTCCCGGCCACGTCACGGGACAGGTCAGGATTGTCCCGTGACGGTCCCGTGACCGTCACGCCCGCGTCCCGTGACCGCTCGCGCTGCCGCGCCTTTCGATCCCGATCCGCGGCGCGGCGGCTGGCAATTTCCATCTGGACGGCTTCGACCGCTTCGACGGCGATAGCGATCGCCTCTGGTGAGGCGCCAGCGGCGGCCAAGCGACGAACAAGGTCTGCGATCGAGGCACTCATGTTCCTCGCCCCCTCCGGGAGCGCAGGTGCGCAGACACCTCAATTGCGGTACCTGTCGAAGGGCAACTGCGACGACAAGGAAACGCGGGATGAGGGATGGATTGGGAGCGGCGTTGATCTGCTGCCTTGGCGTCGTTATCGGCGTCGTGCTTGGGTTCGCCTTGGCGGCCACCTTCTGGGATCAGTTGGTCGGCGCCATCAACGAGAACCAGCTGTCGAACTGGCTCGGCTTCACCGGCGCCGTGCTGGGAGCCCTGGCGACCGTGACAGCGGGCGCGCTCGCCTACGTCGGTGTGCTCTACGGCCATGCTGCCAGCAATCGCGACGCGGCCGTTCACCGGATCACCGGATACCTCGCGACCATCCGAAACCTCTATTCGACATGGATGGAGATGCGTGACACCGCAGACACGGATCCTAACCGGTTGATGAAAATCGACACGCTGCGGAGCCAACTCCAACGGCCGGATATCACCGTCGCCCTCTATGACTCGATCCTGCAGGAGGATCAGGTCGCGATCTTTGTGTTCTGCAACACGCTGAGGGTCGCGCTCACGCACGGCCATCCTCACCAGCACAACGCGGCGGATATCGCCCTGTACATTTTCGAGGACGTGACACGGGCTCTGACGATCCGAAAGCGGCTTCTCGAAGAAGGAAAGCCGCTGCGGGAGGTCCAATCCACGAAGTTTCTGCGGCCCGATCCCTACATCAAGGCGCTCTCCTCGGGACAGACCGACGAGCTGGCGGCGCACAAGGCGTGGGTAAACTTTGCGCCGGCGGTTACCGCCGATCCGTTGCCGGCCCAGTTGGTCGCCGGAGGATAGAGAGAGACAGAGACTGATCTGGGAACCGCAGTCGGAACCGCCGCGCGTCGAAGCGCGTTGCGACTCGCCATGACACTGAATTGGGACATGCCGCTTCCTCAAACGCTGCGCCTGAAGCGCGGCGGGGAACTGCGCACCCTCGGCGACGCGGGCCGGTTTGCACTCGACCGCTACGGCTCGGTCATCAAGTCCGAGGGCGTCGAGCACATGCTCGACCTGCTGCTGCGCGCGGCGGAGACCGGCCGCGAAGGCGATGTCGCCGCAGCGACCGACCAGCTGAAGCACACATTGATGGCAAGCCGGGAAATCTGACGGCCCTCGTCGCAAGTTGCCAGATGCGCCGAGGCGCGCCCCGTATTCACAAGGCCGTGAACTAAAATACTCGTTTGAAGAAGTCGTTGTCTCGCTTTTTCGACGCGGCACACTCGCCTGCATACACGCTTGGAATGCAGGGTAATAGAAATGAGCCAAACTATAAATTTTGACCGCGCTTGGGATATTATCTTGGTTGAATACGAACGGGTAGCAAAGCTTCATGCAGGCGCCACTCGTCGCGCGCTGGCCCGTTTGGGAGACCGAAAGCTGGTCGTCATCCGGTTTTTGTACGACGCCAATGGTCGCGATGGCTTTTGCAAATGCATCGAACTCGGGCGGCCAGAATTGACGTTCGAATGCCTCGTCTGCGCATTCCCAGGGGAGTTCTCGGAGGACATCGTCGCGAAGGCACGACGAGAGCTGCGTCGCGCTGGCGTTGACGTTGAGGTAGCGATCCGCAATTGCCTCGCGCTTGCCGGGCATCATTCTGCCGCCTCCTGAAAGAACGACGGCTGCTCGGAGCGGCGCGCCCGGCGCGGAGCCACCACCTCGCGCGGCACATAGTTGGCACGCACCAGCGCCTCGGCCTCGGTCGGGCAAACCGCGTTTCCGCACATATGGCCCTGCTGTTCCTGCGTGAAGCGGAGGACGCGGCCGTCCTCATCGAGGCCGTGATCGATGGTGTAGTCGCGCGGGAATCCGTTGGCGCTGTAGCGCTCGCGCGGCGTGAGCATCCGCATGCAGATATCGACGATGACGAAGGTGGTGCCGTCGATCTCCACAATCACCAGGTCGCCGCCCTCCCAGCAGCCATGCCCGCGCAGGAACGTGGCCACCTCGCGCGCCCGGGCCTCATGCTCCGGCCCGAAGGGCGGCACAGCGGCGACGGAGGAGACGAGCCCGAAGCGGTCGCGCACGGTGTCCGTGCGGCCGGGCAGGTCCACGCGGGTCGCGTCTTTCTCGCTGCCGTAATAGACCGTCAGCATCGGCAGCTGCACCACGGCATGGTGTTGGCCATGGGCCGAATCTGTGCGCAGGGGCTCTGCCGCTGCCGCGTCGCGCCGGTCGGAGCCGCGCAGGGTCAGCATGTGGGCGGCGACGAGGCCCTGCTGCGCGCCGGTGGTGGTGATGGTGGAGACAGGCCCATCGGCCGCCCGGCCCGGCGCGCCGCCGCGCGGCCCGTCATTGTGCTGGGCGATGAAGGACGACACGAGCGCCGTCTTGCCGCCCCCGCCCGCCGTCACAGTGCCCACGGGTTCGCCGGCCTCAGATCCGACCGAGGCGCCAAACTGCCGAGACAGGTGGACGACCGCCACACTGCCCTCGTTACCGGTCGGCACTGGCGTCGGTCCTGGCTTGTCGCAGGGATAGGTGCGCGGCTCCTGCCCGGGCCGCTCGCCGTAGCGGGGCACGAGATAAGGCACCACGACGGCGTTCTGGTCTTTCGGCGACGCCGTGATGGTGTGGAGCGGATCGGCCGGCGAGCGGACGCCGCCGCCCTGCTGCGCATAGGCGATGACGGGCGAGACGAGGGCATCGTCCCGCTTGCTGGTCATGGCGGTAAGCGGCACGCTCAAGGCTCGGTCGCGCGCCTCATCCCGCGCGGTGTGGTTCACCTTCACCAGGAACGGCCGCGCGGCATCGAGCACATAGCGCCGCACGCCCTTGGCGATGCGCGCGCCGGTCTTCGGGGCCAGCGGGCGCTTGGCGGTGATGCCGAGCTTCGCGCGGATCTGCGCCGCCGTGTCGAAGATGGAGGGGATGGGCAGGGTGAAGTCGATGCTGTCCGCCGCCGTCACCCACGGCTTCAGCTCGCCCGCCGCGATGCGGGCCGCATCCTCCGGGTCCGCCGGATTGCCGAAGGCGCGCTCCGGCCAGACGATGGGCGCGCCGTCGCGGCGCATCACCATGTAGAGGCGGCGGCGGATGGTGCCCGAGCCGCTCCACCAGGCGCGCCGCTGGCGCCATTCGATCTTGCCGTAGCCGAGCGCCTTCCACGCCGCAACGAACTCGCGGAAGGTCTCGCCCTTGCGCACGGGGCAGCGCTTGCCATCCGCCAGCAGCGGACCCCAATCGACGTATTCTTCCACGTTCTCGAGGAAAACGACGCGCGGCCTCTGCCATGCCGGGAGCGCCTTCACCCAGCCGACGATGGCCCAGCCGATGCCGCGCGTGGTGCGGTCGCCATCCCGGCGCGGCGCCGCGCCCTTGGCCTTGGAATGGTCCGTGCAGTCGGGCGACATCCAGAGCATTCCGATGGGCAGGCCGGCGCACATGCTCACGCTGTCCACCGTCGCCACGTCCTGGACCATGTGGCGGGTGCCGGGATGGTTCACGCGGTGCATGGCGAGCGCCAGCGGGTCGTGGTTGATGGCGATGTCCGGATCTCGGCCGAGCGCCATGCTGATGCCGGTGGAGGCGCCGCCACCGCCAGCGAAGCTGTCGATGACAAGCTCGCGGACCTTGATGCCGGCCGGGAGGGTGTGAGCGTTCATTCGGCGGCCTCCGCAGGGTGTGCGGCGAGGTAGTCGAATAGCGTCGGCCCGGAGCCGCCGGCGGCCGCCGCCTCGGCATAGGCCACGCCGTCGCGCCAGTAGTCGGGATTGAGCTCCACCCCGATCGCCCTGCGGCCCATGCGCAGCGCGCAATAGGGGACCGTCATGATGCCGCCGAAGGGGTCGAAGACGGTTTCGCCGGCCATGGAGAAGTCTTCAATGGCGCGCTCGACAATGTCGAACTGGAGAGGGCACAGGTGCATTTCCCGGCCCTTGCGCTGCTGCAGCATGTTCAGCGTGCGCATGCGGGCGACGTCGGTGCGGATCGCAGGGTGATCCATGTGGGGCGGTGCCAACATGAATTCCGGCGGCAGCTTGCCCTCGGCGTCCAGGACCTCGCAGAACTCCACGTGCGTCGCGTGGTCATAGACGTGCGAGAGGTTGAAGGCCTTCCAGCCCCGATAGATGCCTTTCTGGTCCATCCGGATCAGGGCGCGCAGTTCATCGGGCAGAAGCGGCCGGTCTCCCGAGGATCTCCACACGCCGTGCGCGTCGATCTGCCAACGGGCACGGCTGAAGCCGGGGCCAGGCACCGGGCGAAGCCGCCGGTCGAAAGGCACGAGGCGCACCCCCTCCCCGACCGGCGCGGCCTTGTCGGGCTGCTCCAGGTGGTCGGCGAAGCATGGCGGCTTTTCCTTCACCACCGGCACGTCGGCATAGCCGTTGGAGCGATCCGTGGGCGGCTTGCGGAATTCCAGGACGTATTCGGGGAGGCCCCGGCCGTGGCGCGTTCCGTCCTTGCATTGCTCGGTCCAGCCGAGACGGTAGGAGCCGGCGTTCTCCCGCACCACGTCCGTGCCGACAGTCACCCGCGCCATGAAGGCCCAGCCATGCTTGCGGAAATGGGCGATGCAGTCGTCGGAGAATGGGTTGACGGTCTGGAAGCCGAATCCGTTGATGCCCCCGGGCACGATCCGGTCCTTCACATGGATGATGGCCGTCCGCCCCGGCTTCAGGATGCGCAGCAGCTCCGGGGTGAGGAAATCCATCTGCGCCCAAAAATGGGCGTCATCGTCGGTGTGGCCGAAATCGTTGAACGACGGGGTGTATTCGTATTGCGTCGAGAACGGGATGCTGGTGACGATGAGGTCGACGCTGTTTTCCGTCATCGACCTGGTCTCTTCGACCGTGTCGTTGTGGACGATCCGGTAGGTTTCGCCGCGCGCCTCCTGCCGGACCACGCCCATGGAGCGTCCCATGGCCTTCTCGACCGCCTGCTCGGCGAGGCCGAACCGCCGGATGATCGCCGACATGCGCGCGGCCTGCTCATCGAACTGGCGCCAACGGCGTTCCAGCGTCCGCCGCATCTCGCGTTCCGCCTCGGTGTAGATGAGATCGAGGCGCACCGGCCGCGTCTGGCCGAAGCGCTGGGTGCGGAACACCGACTGGATGAAATCGTGAAACTTGAAGCCGATGCCGAGATAGACGTTCCAGGCGCAGTGGCCTTGGAAGTTGCAGCCAGCGCCATTGAGCACGGGCTTCGTCGCCAACTCCGCGACCTCGCCCCGCGCGAAGGCGATCACGCGCCGCTCGCGCTCCTCGAGGTCCTGTGAGCCCCACACCGAAACGACGGACGGCACCGCCTTTTCGATGGCGGCCCGCTCAGTCTCCAGGTCGTGCCAGATCAGCCGATGCGCCGCCGGATCCTCGGCGCGGATCTCCATCATCTTGGCGACGCGGGCGTCCAGCGAAAGCTTCTTTTCGCGCGCTGCCTCGGTCACGCCGTGGGCCGAATTCGCCAACAGCCGCAATTGGCCGTCTTTCTCTGCGCCCGCGGCGGTGTGGTCGGACGGGATCTCGTGCCAGCGGATATCGAGCGGCGGCAGGTCGTACCCTTCATCGGGGAAGCCGAGGTCGGAGGGCTTCTGGACGAACAGCGCCCAGCTGGCGACCCACAGCCAGAACTCCTCCTCCTTGTGCGGGTGGAGGCTGAGCTTGTCCGCGTGCTCGCTGTCACGCTTGAAGAAGCGGGTCTTAGCCTCGCCCACGTCCATCACACCGAGGAACGCGGCATAGGCCAGCAGCTCTATATATTCGTTCGGATCCGGCACCGCCGTGGCGACGAACCGATAGCGCACGCCGGCGTGCTTCCGGCCCGCCTTCCGATCATCGCCCGCGAAGGTCGCCATGAACTCCCGGAACGTCTTGGTGCCGCCGAAGCCGCGCAGGCAGGCGGCCTCATCGAGCGAAGCCGCGGTGAACAACAGCGGATCGAGCTTGCCGTCGCGGATCGTCTCGTAGTTGGTGAGATGGATCACGACGTCCACGCTGTCCGGCGCGTTGGGCGCCTCCATCTCGGCCGCCGAACGGATGAACTTCAGCCGGATGTGCGGATGCCGCGCCTCGACCTCGAGGAAGAATTCGTGGCGCACGCCGAGCGGCACCACGATCAGCCCATGGCCGCCGGCATGCATGAGGCACTGACGGATCACCTCGAGCTGCGTCGACGTCTTGTGCAGGCCGAAGCGCAGGAAGAGCGCGCGTCGGCCGCCGCGGCAGGCCCACGGCACGATGGCGCGGGTCATCGGCTTCAGCATGCGGTTCACGCTCGCGGGCGAGACCTCAAAGCCGAGCATGGGCGCGGTACGGACCTTCGCCTTGAGAAAATCGTGATAGTCGGCATGGGCGTTCATGCGGCCGTGCTCCCTTGGTCGGCGGCCCGGCGCGCATCGGCGCGATCCGCGAGGTGCTTCAGCGTTTCGGCAATGGCTTGCTTGTGGGTCAGGCGGATGCGCATGAGAGCCAAGGCCTCCGGCGTGCGCTTCGACTTCTCGTCGCGTGTACCGGCGAGGTTCTCGATCCAGTCGCGATATTCCATCGCTGCCAGTTCGGCTTCGTCGGCCTGGGTGCGGAGGGAGACGGTCATATCTGCGGGCCCCCCAGCTTGCGGCAGATCGCGTCCACGTCCCGCGCGATGGGGGGCCCATCGGCGATCATCGCCTCGATCTTCTGGCAGTTGTGGAGCGCCGTGGTGTGGTCGCGTCCGAACCTGCGGCCGATCTCCGGGAACGAATGACCCACGAATTTCCGGCACAGGTACATCGCGACCTGACGCGGAAGCACGTAGGGGTGAAGGCGGGAACTGGACAGAATGTCGACCCGAGGCACGTCGAAATGCGCGGATACCGCGGCGATGATGAACGAGGTGGCGCCGGGCCCTTTCAGCCTATCGGCTGCGGCGCGGCGAGTGCGGACATGGGCATCCGCCTGGGGATTGAAGCCATAGAGGCCCCTTTGGCGTTGGCGCCATTCCCAGACGTGCATGCAGGCATCTTCGCCGGTGATTGCGGGAGGCGCTTCGCGCCGCGCAGCAGCCGTGAACCTGCCCATCCGCTCCTTGTGCGCCTCGTGCTGCTTCCGAAGCTCAGGGCTGTTCACCTGCATGTGGACGGGAAGCGAGTTCATTCCTCCCTCCGAGCAGCTGCAGCCGCGTCGATCATCGCGCGGGTCGCGGGATCGACCGTGCGGATGGGAAAGCCGAAGTGCGCGGCCGGGAACTGGCAGGTCACGACGGTCGGCTCCCGGCATTCGGAGAGCAGTCGGCCGAGCCGCCGGCGCTTCATGGCGTTGGTGCCTTTGGCCTTGATGGCGGAGCGGTGCTCCTTTTGGCGGTCTGAGTGGGCTGCCATCACTGCGCCCTCCCCGCCTGCACTTCATCGCCAAGCATCTCGCGCATGGCGCCGAGGCCGATCGGGAGGAAGCCGGGGATCTGGCGGGTCTCGCCCGTGGCAAACCACTTCCCGGCGATGCGCCGCCCGGAGAGAGCGAACTGCGCCACGGCCTCATCGACCGTCGTGCCCACGAACCAACGGGCGACGCGATGCTCCTCGCCGGTCTCCACCTGCAGATCGCGCAAGCGGCGTTCGAGATTGGCGGACAGGCCGATCCGCACCACATCCGGTGCGGTGACGGGATTGGCGAAATAGACAAAACCCACCAAGTTCGGTGCGATCGGCGGCAGGTTGAGCACGGGCATCGCTGGCGGGCGGCGGCGGAACTTCAGCCACGCCTCCACGGAGCCATGCCGGACGATGGCCGCGACGACGGTGCGAGCGAAAGCCGGCGTCGAACCGATGAACCGGCCGGCGGCATAGAAGGCATTCCGATCGTCAGGCTCGCCGACAGCGAGCATGGGCTTCAGAAGGTCGGCCAGGTAATGGAGCCGTGGTGCGGTCGGCGTGAGACGGTTGGTGAGCGCCCTCACCTGCTCCGCCACCTCTGGCGAGGACATGGACGGGATCGCGGACATGGAACCTCCTTCAGGGCGCACGGGAGCGCCCGGCGAAATGCCGGTCATTGCGGATCGGGTGATGTGAGGCGGCCGAGCCGCTGAATTCAGCGGGGGCCGTAAAGCGCCGTGTACCAGACGCCGAGCGCTAGACCGGCCATGGCAAAGGCGATGCGCTCGGCGATCACACCCGCCGCCCGAAGAAGCGCTCTACGGTTGCTCACCGGTCGTCTCCTTCAGCCAAGGGGCGATCTTCAGGGCGAGCCCCTGCGAACCGCTCGAGCACCAAAGCAAGCACCTCGCGACGAAGGTCCGCGTCCACTTCCACAGCTCTCGCGACAAGCTCGCCGAGGTCTGCGGTTCGTTCGATTTGGCCTCGGGCATGGGCTTCCGCCTTATGGTTTGCCGCTTCTAGGGCGGCATATGCCGCGTTGATCCCATCTCGGACGGATGACTTCGGGTCCGACACCAGCCCGTAAAAGATCTTCCGAGCTTGGCTAAACGAAATGCCTGAGGCACGCGCAGCCCTTCGGAAAAGATCGTCGCGGTTCTCGGCATAGCCGCCCAGCGCCCTGACCTTCTGTGAGAGAGGAATGTCGCAATTCACGGAGCCCCCCTCTCTATTTCGATTTCGGAACGGATTCTTCCGCATTCGGAACACTCCACGCGATAGCTTCGCAAACGTGGAGAGGAGCTCGACACATGCTTTTTCTCACTGCGGATAATCTTGGCAGATATGCCGTAGCGAGCGTCGATAGAGGCCCCCAGCCGGCCGGAACCGGCGTGGGGGAAGATGGCCAGCGGGGCAATCGAAACGCTGGCCGGGAGGAACTCGGCGCTTGGCAGAGCGCAGGAACTCTCACTGGCAAGATCGTGGAGCGAATTGGACAGGATCGGGCCGCGCGCAATGCCCCGCGCGAGACGGCCCGCGCGCCGGCGGCAGGAGAAGTCGCACTCAAGGGCCGCCGGCGCCCCAACCATCAGGAGGGTCATGTGACGATCGGGATGACACGCGTCTTCGCTACTATCCTCGCTGGGCTGGCGCGCGAGCGGCCGGACCGTGGCGAGAGCCTGCTCGGCTATGTTGAGGCCGAGGCCGGGTACCTCAGGGACAAGATGCCGGGCACGGCGGACGCGATGCGTGAGGCGTGTGCCGAAGCGCGCCGTCTGCGCAGTCGGGACCGCGTCGCGGCGGAATAGATGCGTCGGACGGCTGGATTGACGGCAATGTCTACCGGGCAGAGCCCGGCGGCGGGGACCGATCCAACCTTTCATCGACCCGAGGCCGACGCGCCCCGGGCGGCAATACCCCGCCCAAGAATTCTGCATCTGTCGGGGGCTCAGCATCGCGCCGCCTCCGCCTTCATGGCGCTGACACGGCGCGCGGCGATTTCCTCGCCATAAAGCTCGGCGAAGTCGACATAGTCGTCATGGAGATTGCGAGGCACCCACTGGGGCACGATCTCGCTCTTCGGCGGGCGGCCAGCGGATCGGCCGGCGCGCGACAGGTGCGCCCGCTTCGCCGGGTCAGAAAACCGGATGATCTGAGCCTGCGAGCGGGTGGGCAGCTTGATGCCGGCCCACCTCGCCCACTTGGCGATGCAGCTCGGCGCCACGCCGATCGCCGCAGCGATCTCCTTGGCGATCCGCCCTTCAGCGGCCATCTGGCGGACGCGAGCGATATTCTCGGGGGTGCGCTTAGTCATGCGGCTTCCCCTGCTCCCGCCGCGACAGGAACATTGCGCGGCCATGGCGTGCCCTCCGGCCAATTGGTCGAGAACCAGCGCATGATCTCGTCGTAGGTGCGTGCCGTGAACGTCTTGCCGTCAGCGATCCGATCGAAGAAACGCCAATCACCGGCGGCCAGCTTGGCAACGGTAGTCAGCTTCCGCCCTGTGGCGGTCGCGTATGCCTCAGCGCAAGCACGAAGGTGGGCCCGAAGCTCATGTTCCATGAGCGAGAATGTAGTGGGATTTTTCCTACTGCGTCAATCGGATTTTTCCTGCTCGCACGGCGCCCTTGTCCGGAGGATAAATCCGACATGGCTTCGCTGAAGGAAATCGTTGAAAAGCGCTTGGCGCAGACCGGTCGCAAGCCCGTTCCTGCTGCGACCGGGGCCGGCCTAGAGCGCAACTTCATCAACGATATCCTTACCGGCAAAAAAACGTCGATCCGTCAGGCAAGCCTTATCAAGCTGGCGGCAGCTCTAGATATGAGCGCTCCGGAGTTGGGGGCTCAGCTCGCAGGTGATCCCGAGTCGTCCCTTGGACACTCAACGGTGTCCGCGGTCACCTGGGGCGGACCGACGATTCCGGTCGCCGGCGTCGTCGAGGCGGGCGCCTTCCGCGAAGCCGACGACAGCAATCAGGACGAACCAGAGTTAGTGCCTGCGGAGCCTGACAAGCGCTGGCCCGAAGCTCGACAGGTCGCCTTCCGGGTTGCCGGCGACAGCATGAATGCGCTGAAGCCGGTACCAATCCTCGAAGGCGCCACGCTGATCTGCGTCGACTACGAGGACATTGCGGATCGCCATCCGCTCCGGAGCGGCATGATCGCGGTGGTCGAGCGCGCTGCGCTTGGCGGCCAGATGCGAGAATGGTCGGTCAAGCAGCTCGAGGTGCTGGACGATCGGTTCGTTTTCCATCCTCGCTCGACTAGTCAGAAGCACAAGCCGATCGTCGTGACGACGGACTTTGAGGCTGACGACGGAATGACGGTGAGTGTGTTAGCGCTGGTGCGGCGGATCGACAATCCGGTCATCGACTGAACAAAATGTCGATCAGGGAGTTTATATTAAAATCAATGACTTATGCCGTCGATTCAGCTACTCGAGCGTAGCATTGACATATTGATCCGAGTCGGATACCCTCTAGGCGATTTTATCGCAGAGACCGCCCAGGTCCAAGGGAAAATCGCCTAGAGGGTATCCGGCGCCCCCTAGATTGCGACCACCGTCAATAGCTATTATATCTGGTTTTGTTGACCGCCAATCCAGCGACTTTCCCATTGAGGAACACGCTGTGATCGGGGGCGTTTTTGCACGAGGCAGGACTGAGCCAGGAGACAGAAATGGCCACGCTAAGACTGCCTTTCGGCAGCCTCTTCGGCCGCCAAAAGGCTTCTCCCAAAGTCACGGAATCTCGACGCGCTCGCGAGTTCGCAAAGAAGGCATATAACCAAACTGGTGGCGTAACACCAGACCTCAAGCGTGTGTATGATGCCTTCCTCGACAATGAGCGACGTAGAAACAGCGGCAAGAAGCCCTGAAACTGCTACCACGATCGAATTTAAGCGCCTCACTGCGGCATGTCAGCGGGGCGCTTTTTCATGTGGCGAGCGAGAGATCGACACATGGTTTCGCTCGAAGTCACTGAAACACCATAACAACCTCTATCTTCGGGTGATGACGGCGCATCTAACCGGCAACCCCGCCCCTATGGGTTTCTATGCCCTGAGCATTAATCTAGAAAATGAAAGCGAATTAGAGCCGCGCAATCGCCCGATTTTCAGAAACACATCCGGCCTCTTCGCCAGCGTCCATTTATCATGGATTGCCATTAGTCGGCCAATGCAGAGGCAGGGACATGGCACCACACTGATGGGCGCCGTACTTGACGATTTCTACCAAATTGCAGTGCGCACGGGCATCTTTGCCTTGACGCTCTCCGCGATAAACCCTGATGTCGCGCAATTCTACAAAAAACTCGGCTTCGTAGAATATGGAAGCCAGACAGCCCGACCGAAACTGTTTCTGCCCTCAAGATCTGTGATCGAGCTTCACGAACAGCAAAGCTGAGAGCGCTCGTCACGATCCTGATCCTATTTATGCCGCATCAAGAGCCCCTTCGGGCACCGCTCCAAAACTGCCGATAAGCACGGCCTCGTCTGCGTCCTCTGTTTCAGGATCGACGGCACGTGAAAACGCGACTGCGCCAGCCTTGACCAGCGCCATGCGTTTCGCGACGCGCATTGCATCGTCAGCCGTCCGGACCTCCATCGGCACGCCCGCTTTGAGTACCCCGCGCTTCCCCAACTCATATGGCTGCACGACGTAGAACGTCTTCTTGGCCATCGTCACTCCTCCCCCATCTGTCTGATAGCCGTCACCAACCCGATCGCACTCTCGCATTTCGGGCACACGAACTGCTGCCGAGCCAGGAAAGCGCTTTCAACTAAGTCATCGATCGTGTCGGGCGCGTCGGCGGCGTCCGGTACAGCGAGGTTGCGCGCATACGACCGGCGGCAGTTCTGGCAGACGATATTCAGCCTGAAACGTGCCCGTACCGGCCCGGCGACAACAACCTCAGCGCGATCCATAACCCTCTCCGCAGCAGATTTGTTCTCATTTCGTTCTCGTGAGGAGCAAGAGTCAAGGCCCCGACTGAGGCATCGATTCGGGATCGAAATAGTCGGAAATTTCCCACCTTAATGTTGACAGTAGGATTTTTCCTACTTACCTTCTCCCCTTCGACCGACGGGGACACGTCATGGACGCCTCAGCCACCAAAGCCGCGATCTACACCGCAGTTTCCGACCGGAGCGCCGTGGACAGCATCTCTCTCGATGCGGCGGTGCGCGCTGGCGAAACCGGCCTCCCCGTCTACTGGCACAACCGTTCCTACAGCGACGCCTTCGCGACCATCTTCGTGGACCTCGTCCATTCCGTCGGCCTCGACGGCGCCATGGCGGAGATGAGCCGCCGCCACCCCACGCATCCCGAGGCGTGGCCCGAGCGCCTACTGGCTCGCCTGATACCCATTTCCGAAAGCGCCCGCGCCGAACTGTCGGCCGCCCGTGCGCGCCTCGGCCTCGTCACCCCTGCCGACAGGAGCGCCGCATGAGCACGGAAGCCGAACTGGAAGCCGCACGCGAATGGCTGCGGCGGCTCTTGGAAGGCGTCACCGCTGCGAATAGCGCGGCCGAGGCCGTCGCCCTCGCCGCATTCCGGCAACACGGCCCGCGTGCCCAGCAGGTGCCCGCCGTCAGGATCATGGAGGCAGCCGAATAGCCATGGGCACCGTTCTTTCCTTCCGCCCGACCCGGCGCATCCTGCGCCTTCTCAGTTTCCGACGCGCCGCCACGCCCCCGGCGGTGCCGCAGTCGCCGGCCCAAGGCGCACCCCAGCCGGAGCCGGCGACTGCCCCCTTCCCCTGCGAGGTGGTGAGCCTCGAAGACCCGCGCCTGCCCGGCGTCTTTCCGTGGTGCCCGCCCATGCCGCCCTACGTCGGCGTGCTGGTCATCGGCGCCGCGGTCGCCACCAGCGCGGCGGCGCACCTCGCCGCCGACCTCTCCCTTCTGCCGGGCCGGATCACGGTCGCGGCCTTCTCCCCCTGGAGCGCGTGATGTCCAACCTCAAGGCCAAGACCACCGACGCAGATGCGGCAATCGGTTCCCGCATCAAACTGAGCCGAGTGCGCAATGGGGTGAGCCAGGAAGCCTTGGCCGACCACCTCGGCATCAGCTTTCAGCAGATCCAGAAGTACGAGAACGGCAAAAACCGCCTTTCGGCCAGCGCACTCTGTGTCGTGGCCGACTTTCTCGGCGTTTCCGCTCTCTGGCTCTTGCGCGGCAGCGAAACCGATGCTGATGCGCCGCCGCCCGCGCCCATGGATGCCGTCGCCGTCAGGGCGTCGCTGATCATGGCTGGCCTTTCGCCTCGCGCGAAGCACGCCGCGATGACCGCACTTCGTGCGATCGCCGAAGTCGATGGCGAGACGCGGATTGAAGCGGAGGCGGCCTGAGCCATGGTCCTCTTCTCCGACCGGGTGAACCTCATGGCCCGAGAGCTGACACGCAACGCCGTGGACCTTGGCGACGAACGCGCCGTCATCGGCCACCTGCAGGGCGCGGGCTTCACCTCCGGCGAGATCTTCGCCGGGCTTGATGCCGCGATCGACACCGCCCGCGTCGAGCGCATCAACGAGGACATCCTTTCCGGCCTCGCTGGCGGGGAGTGGCCGGGGGCTCGCTCCTCTCGATGATCCGCCGCTACTGGAAAGCCCAGTCCAGCGGCGCATCTCCCGAAACCTATGCGGACCCCGCCGGCGACGTGCCGGCTGTGCCGGTCCATGCCATCGGAGATCGCAATGTCTGACCAGTACGCAGCTTGGCGCGCCGCCCTCGCGGGCGAGACTGTTGCCATCCATGACGCCGAGCCCAATTCCGGCTTCTATCGGGTCAAGCGCAAGAGCGGGGAGTTGCACCCCGTCGCCATCTGGCGCGAGGCCGGATCCGTGTTCGCCCAGCTGAACGGCGAGGCCGTCGAGCCCTCGTCCGTGTGGCCGTGGGCCGCGAAGAAGCCTGTCACCTATGAGGCCTATCAGGACTTCATGAACGGCAAGGGCTGGCCGGACGACGCGCCCGCGCTGCCCGCCGACAAGCCCGCGACGATCACGACCGCGGACGGCCCGGCCGAGAACCCCCGCGCGGTGCCCGCCGACAACAGCGGCGACGCCGAGGGCGCGGAAGCCATGCGGCTCGAACTTCTCGGCGAGAAGGAGCTGGCGGACCAGTTCCTCGCCAAGCCGATCACGTCGCAGGAGGCCGCCGATCAGGTGGCCGTGTGGTCCAAGCGGATCTCCGATCTGAAGAACCGCGCCGACAAGGCCTTTCAGGCGGAGAAGGCGCCTCACCTCGAAGCCGGCCGGTTGGTCGATGAGAAATGGCGCTGGCGGCAGGACGCCGAGGCGCTGGTGCGCAAGCTGAAGAGTCACGTCACGCCGTGGCTGGAAAAGCTGCGCGCCGAGGAGCAGGAGCGCGCCCGAAAGGCTGCGGAAGAAGCACGGCGCCAGCAGGAGGAAGCCGCCCGGCTCGCCGCCGCGGCGCAGGCCGGCGACGCAGCCGCCGCCGCCCAGGCGGAAGAGGTGCAAGCCCGCGCGATCGAGACGGCCAAGGCTGCCGAGGTCCAGCGCACCGGCGCCGGCCGGACGGGCGCGAAGGTCTCCCTGCGCACCGTGACCGACGTCGTCGTCACCGACCTTCCGGCCCTCGCCGCCTTCTATGCCGGCATGAACGACGCGCCCGCCGACCTCAAGGAGGTTCTGCTGAAGCTCGCGCGCCGCAACATCTCGTCCGGCGTCACGCCGCCCGGCGTGACCGTCACCACCAAGCAGGTCGCGGCCTAAGGAGGCGCCCATGAACACCGCAGTCGCCCCGAAGGACCTCACTCCCGTCGAGCGCTATCGGATGCAGGTTCTGCCACCCGATCGCGCGGCAGACCTCTATCGCGGGCTTCCGAGCCACATCAAGCCGGCCGTGTTCGAGCGCAATCTCGTCAACGCGCTGATGCAGAACCCCGACCTGTTGGATTTCCATCCCAGCCTCGTCTACCGGGAGGTTTCCAAGGCGGCTGGCCTCGGCCTGCTGCTCGATCCGCAGTTGGGCGAGGCCTACATCGTCGTCGCGTGGAACGGCAAGACGCGCCGCCAGGAACCCCAGCTGCGGATCGGCTACAAGGGCATGCAGAAGCTCGCGCGCCAGACTGGCGACGTGACGAACATCTACGCCCACGAAGTCTGCGCGTCCGATCAGTTCCGCTGCCGGCTCGGCACCGACAAGAACCTGGAGCACGAGCCGGACGTCTTCGGCGAGCGAGGCCCGGTCGTGGGCTACTATGCAGTCATCAAATTCCGCGACGGCACGAACGATTTCGAGCCGATGACCGTTACGCAAACCCAGGCGATCCGTGACAGGTCCGACGCGTGGAAGGCCTTTAAGGACGGGAAGATCAAGTCCACGCCTTGGTCCACCGATGAAGACGAGATGGCGAAGAAGACCGTCCTGCGACGGCTCCTGAAGCGCCAGCCGCAGTCGCCCGAACTCTCTGAGGCGATCAAGATCGAGGACGAGGCGGAGTTCCCCACCTTCCGCGAGCGTTCCAGCGTCGTGCGGGTGTCCGGGCCCAAGCCGCCGGCGCCCCCCGCCCCGGCTTCCGAAGATGCCGAAGTGCCTGAGACAACTGTGGTCGCAAGCACCACCACCCCTCCTCCACCCGCCGCCCTCGCCCCGCCCGCGCCGACGGCCGACCTTGTGTCTCCGCTCGACAAGCTCACCGACCCGGCCGTCCGGGAGATGGTGACCACCAGCGTGCAGGCGCCGCCGCACATCGCTCAGAGATCCGCTGCCCCGCCGGCTCCCCCGGCGCCTGCAGCTGCCCCGGCGCGCGAGGAGCGCGCACCCAGCCCGGCCGAGGGGGCGCAAAGCCCTGACCGCGCCCCCTCGCCGGTGCCCTTCCCGAACCTGCCCGAGCATCTCGCGGGGCTCTGGAAGCAGCTTTCCGAGTGCGAAAACCAGATCGCTCTCGAAAACACCTGGGCGTTCGAGGAAGACGACATCAACGGGTGGTCCATGGCCGATCGGGAACGCGCGGCCGCGCTCTACGAGAGCCGCCTCGCCGAGCTCTACCGGAAGCGGTGAAGCACATGGACAGCTTCCTTCTGGAGAAGACGCCCCGCGGCTTCGTCCCTGCCTTTCCGCAGGATGCGGACGACGCCGCCCAGGTGCCAATGGGAACGCAGGTCCGCGTCTCGATGCCCGGCAAGTCCGAGAAGACGAACCGCTTCTTCTGGGCGCTGATGACCCACGTCGGCAACGCGTTGGGGATCGACAAGCGGTCCCTCGCCACCGAGCTGCTGGTGAAGCTCAACCGGGTGGACGCCTTCCAGTTCACGGACGGAAGGATGCAAGTCGTCCCGCGGTCCATCGCCGCGATGAAGGTCGATGAGTTCCGGACCTTCCTCGACGAGGCGCTGCTGCTCCTCGTCACCCACTACCTGCCCGACATGCCCCGCGACCGGCTCCTCGCCGAAGTGCTGCGCATGTGCGGGGTGAGCTATGCCGATATCATGGGAGGCCGCCGGTGACGTTTCGCCCGATCCAGGCCGACGATCATGTCCTGCTGATCGACGGCTCTTCCTTCCTCTGGCGCGCATTCTACGGCAGCGCGGCGGTGACCCGGCGCAGCGACGGCCACCCCGTCGGCGCGATCTCCGGCTTCTGCTGGATGATCTGGACCCTGCTCCACGAAACCCCTGCGCTACCGCCGGCCTCGCACCGCGCGATGATATTCGACGCCGGCCGCCGGAATTGGCGCCACGACATCCTCGCGACCTACAAGGCGAACCGCAGCGAGCCGCCCGACGACATCAAGCGGCAGTTCGGCCCGGTGCGCGCCGCGTGCGCCGCTCTGCCGATTCCGATGGTGGAGCTCGCCGGCTACGAGGCGGACGACCTGATCGCCACCTACACCCGCAAGGCCGTGGCCGCCGGTGCGGGCGTGACGATCGCCACCGGCGACAAGGATCTCGCTCAGCTGGTGGACGACCGCGCCGGCGTCTGCCTCTACGACGCCAGCAAGGGCAAGACGATGCGCGAGGCCGAGGTGCTGGAGCGCTTCGGCGTCCCGCCGGCCGGCGTTCTCGACTTTCTCGCCCTCGCCGGTGACACCACCGACAACATTCCCGGCGTGCCCGGCATCGGCGCCAAGCGCGCGGCCGAACTGGTTTGCCGCCACGGCACGGTCGAAGACATCATCGCGGCCGGCGCAGCGCGGCGGGAAAAGCAGGCGGTGAAGGTCGCCGAGCACGCCGAGAGCGCGCGGGTGAGCCGTCGTCTGGCCACCCTCGACAGCGCGGTTCCGGTGCCGACCTCGCTCGCCCACTTGGGCGCCAACGAGCCGGATACCGACGCCTTCGGCGCATTCCTCGATGAATGGGATCTTGGCGGGCTCGCTGAGCGCCTGAGAGCGAGGGCAGCATGACCGCCTTTCGCATCGTGCGCCCGGACACTGCATTCGCCGCCGCCCCCTCAAAAGGGGCAAAGCGCCCGCGCCGGTTCCACACCGACCATCTCCGGTTCATCCGGACCCTGTCATGCACGGTCTGCGGCACCCATCGCTTTGTCGAGGCCGCCCATGTGCGCATTGCCTCCGCCGTCCATGGGAAGCGCGAGAGTGGCATGTCGCAGAAGCCCGACGACTGCTGGTCCGTGCCGCTGTGTGCCGAGCATCACCGCGAAGGGCCGGACGCACAGCACAAGGTCGGCGAGGACGCGTTCTGGCGCGCCCAGGGGATCGACCCCTGCAACCTCGCCCTCGCCCTGTGGTGCGCCACCGGAGACGAAGAGCGGGCCGAATCCATCCTGGCAGAGACGCGGGCGCGCGCCCGGAAGGATCCGAAATGACGGCCTCCGAACACCCCGCCCCTGAGGGCGGCAGGCCCACCCGTGTCCAGCTTTCGCGCGCCAAGGGCTGGAAGATGCCAGAGAACGCCGTGAAGGTGGACCGCTCCACCCGCTGGGGGAACCACTTCCGAGTTCTCGCCTGCGAAGACGGATCGTTCGAGGTTCGCCGCAACATGGACGAGCTTTGGAACGCCCCGGAAGCCGTCGCAGAAAGCCGTGAAGGCGCCATCGCTGCCGCGGTCGATCTGTTCCACGAATGGGCCATGGGCGAGTTCGGGCGGCACTTCCGCAGCCGCGTTCGGAGCGAATTGCGCGGCAAGAACCTCGCCTGCTGGTGCAAACTGGGCACGCCCTGCCATGCCGACGTGCTGCTGGAGATCGCGAACCGGCCCGTGTGCGAGCCCATCACCACCCACGCAAGCGAGAAGACCGATGAAGCCTCCATCTGAATATGAGAAGGCAAGGGATGCATTGATCGTGGCGGCCCTCATCGTCGTGGGGATATTCCTCGTCTTCGTCATCCTGTTGGCGCAGGCACGCGGCGAGCGCATCGCCGACGCGGGTTGGGGCCCCCTCTACTCCCCCGAGTGCGCGGAGGTGCACCAGGGATGAGCCGTCGCCCCGCTCTGTTCACCCAAGCTGATCTCGCGCGCGTGTTCTGTGCCGCGAAGCGTGCGGGCATGGCTGTGCGTGTCGATCTTGTGCGGGGGACCGCCGAGGTGCTGCCCACAGAGAGGGTCCAGGCGATCACCACCCCAGATGTACAGCCTCCAGTTGAGCCCAAGCGGGTCATTGTGATGTGATGGCACCCATGCCCCGAGCCCGGCCGCCCTACCTGCTGCGAGAGGTGACGCGCCACGGCGCCGTCGCATGGTACGTGCGCAAGGACAAGGGCCCAAGGATCCGGCTTAGGGGCGAATACGGGACCGCCGAATTCTGGGCCGCCTATCGCGAAGCGCTCGAAGGCCGCGCTGCGTCCGATAAGGCAAAGGCCAACCCTCACACCTTGCAGTGGGCGATCGACCAGTATCGTCAAAGCTCGGCTTGGGCACGCCTCTCGATCGCGACGCGCCGCCAGAGGGAGAACATTTTCAAGGCCGTGATCAAGGCCGCTGGGAAGGAGAAGCTCTCCGACATCGACCGGGCTTCGATAATCGCCAGCCGGGAGCGCCGATCGGCGACACCCCACGCCGCCAACGTCTACCTCAAGACCATGCGCGCGTTCTTCGCGTGGGCAAGCGGCGATGGAGGCTTAGTGGCGGACGATCCGACAAAAGGGGTCGGCCTCCTCAAGGGCAGCAATGATGCGGTCGGCTTCCATACCTGGACCGAGGAAGAAGTTGCCCGCTTCGAGGAGAAATGGCCGGTAGGGACACGGGAGCGACTCGCCTTCGACCTGCTCCTGTTTACCGGCCTCCGGCGCGGCGACGCAGTTCGGATCGGCCGCCAGCACGTGCGCGACGGCATGATTCACATCAAGGCAGAGAAGACCGGCGAGGACCTGTTCATCCCGATCCTGCAGCCGCTCGCCGACTCGATCGCGGCAGCTCCGACCGGCGACCTCGCCTTTATCATCGGCTCCGACGGAAAGCCCTTTGTGAAGGAGAGCTTCGGCAACTGGTTCCGGGAAGTTTGCCGGGCGGCGGGATGCCCTGGCTCAGCGCACGGGCTGAGGAAGGCGGGCGCCGTACGTGCGGCCGAGGCTGGAGCTTCCAACCGGGAGCTCATGGCACTGTTCGGCTGGACCAGCGGAAAGATGGCGGATTTGTACACCCGGGCGGCCGATCGAAAGCGCCTGGCGAAGGCCGCCGCGGAACACCTCTTGAACAAAAATCCCCCGCACCTTGTACCCGGTGCGGGGAACAAGGCGAAAAACTCTTAAATTTCAATGTCTTAGAAATTGAATGGTGCCCAGGGGCGGAATCGAACCACCGACACTGCGATTTTCAGTCTTAAGGTTATCCCCCACGCTCGTGATCGCTCAATAGCAAAACGCTCATGTTCACTGGTTCTTTTTCAGCGGCGGACATTTTGCGGATGCTGTACGATACCGATGATTTCCCCGGGCGTGGTTCCTCGGTGGTTCCCGTTCGCTACATAGGCCATTGGATGGGCACGAAAATCACTAAGCGGGCCGTAGACGCCCTAAAGCCGACGGCGCAGGAGTATTTTACTTGGGACTCTGATTTGCCGGGCTTTGGCGTCCGCGTCCGTCCGTCGGGGGCCATGAGCTACGTCGTGAAATACCGCGCGGGTAAGGGACGCTCCGCGCCGACGCGGCGCGTGACGATCTCTGCAGTAGGCAAAATCACACCTGAGGAGGCGCGGGAGCAGGCGAAGCGAGTTGTCGCTGACGCGATGCGGGGCAACGACCCTGCCCGCGAACGGGCTCGTGAGCGCGGCGCCCCTACCCTTTCGGCTCTTGCAGATCGTTTCCTTGCGGAACATGTCGACGTGAAGCGGAAGGCCAGCACCTCAGTTGGCTACCGGGGCATCGTCGACCGCGATCTAAAGCCAGCGCTCGGAAGCCGAAAAGCCGAGACCATCATCCGGGCCGACATTGCGCGACTGCACAGCGACATGGCCGATCGGCCCATCCAGGCAAATCGAATGATCGCAATCGTGGGCAAGCTATACGCTTGGTCTGCAAGCCGGGGGCTGACTCCGGAAGGCGTAAACCCCGCTCGCGGGATTGAGAAATATCGAGAGAGCGGGCGGGAGCGTTTTCTGACTGCCGAAGAGCTCGGGCGCCTCGGCGCAGCGCTGGAAGAAGCGGAGACCGTCGGCCTCCCCTATGTGGTTGACGAGGGGGGCCCGAAGGCCAAGCACGCACCAAAGGCCGAAAACCGCAGGGTAACTCTCGGCCCCCATCCGGTGGCCGCATTGCGGTTGCTCCTATTCACCGGCGCGCGGCTCAGGGAAATTCTGCATCTGCGCTGGGAGGAGATTGATTTCGAACGCGGCCTGGCCTTCCTGCCTGACTCGAAAACGGGACGAAAACCACTTGTCTTGAGTTCGGCTGCGCTGCGAGTGCTGGCAGCCCTTCCGCGCGTCGGCCAATTTGTGATTGCCGGCGACAGTGAAGATCAGCCCCGGCGCGATCTCAATCGCCCTTGGATGGCGGTTCGGCGGCGGGCCAAGCTGGACGGGGTGCGCCTCCACGATCTTCGGCATTCCTTCGCCAGCGTCGGTGCCGGCGCCGGCCTCGGGCTGACGATCGTCGGTAAGCTTTTAGGCCACGCTCAGCCGTCCACAACAGCCCGCTACAGCCATCTCGACGCTGACCCTCTCCGGCGTGCTGCGGACTCGATTAGCGACAAGATCTCAGCCGCGATGAGCGGAGCAAAAGCCGCGGACGTTGTTCGGATTAACACCCCCGACGGGCAGCCTCGCAAGATCGTGAGCTAGGCCTGAGGCACTCACAGCTAAGCAGGCCGAAAATGCAGGAGCAATTTTTAGAAAAAGGGCTTCGAATTAAAAAGTTGTTTGATATCAACGAAGCTGACCGTTCTTGGGTTAAGGGCCTAGCGCAGGCTGTCAACACAGGGCCCGCTGGGGCGGCATCTTTCAAGGCCGATTTTTGTCAACAGTTGTAATGGCTTAGCCATTGACGCGCGACCTGAGACCCTCCACCCTATCCATTGTCCGCGATGGAGGGTGAAAGGCAATGATCGAAAGCAAATCTCCGTATCTGACAATTTCCGATGCCTCGAAGTACCTGCGCTTAGCGCCGATCACCTTGGCCAAGATGCGGACTTACGGGGGCGGACCCGCGTTCATTAGGTTGTCTGCAAAGCACATCGTCTATCGGATCGACGACCTCGAGCATTGGGCGAGCGCTCGACGTTTCAAGCACACCAGCGAATATGCCCGGGAGAGCGCAGCTTGAACGCAGTCTCGTGGTTTCCACCTGAGGAGGAGCCGCCGTCTCCCCTCCGCTTCACCGGCCCGATGGTCGTGTTTGGGCATTCATGCTTCGGATCGGTCGCCAATCTCTTCCTGCTGCCTGGGGTCGAGCCACTTTGCGCGCACCTTCGCTGCGCGCTTGAAGCCGCGCCGAACCTGCGCGTTATCGTCTTTGCCGACCCCCTAAAGGACTGCAATGGAACGCATTACCCCCTCCTGACAGACTTCAACCTTGAGGCGGTCAGGTGGGCAATCGCCGCAGCGGACGAGATCGAAGTTCAGGAAGCGGAACCGTCATTTGAAGAAGCAATCGGCCAAGGGCTCGTAGAAAGCCTTCGATACCGTCGAAAACTGACGATTCGAACAGCCAAAGATCTGGTTTCGGCTTGGTCAGAATCGCTCCGTGGGGAGATCGCGCAAATCAAATCTGGCAACGAGGGCTCTCGCCCGATGTCCTAAATAAAAGAAGGCCCGGCGCGCTGGAGAGAGAGCGAACCGGGCCTTGATGGTGGTTGAACATGACAAATGTAGACGAATTGCTCCGAGCAGGCGAGCAACATTTTCAGGCGCCGTGCGCTCTTCTTGCGCGAGGAGCCACAGAATGACCATCAACCTCGTCGACATCCTGAACGACCACGCCGCCAATTTGGTTAAACAGAAGGCCCGTCAAGCGGCGGCGGCGGCAGGGATCGAAGCACGTTTCGCCGCGGCGCGCTCATCGCCGCTCCCCGAGGCCGCGGTTGATGAATACGGCTTTGCCGAGCCTGCTGGTGTGCCGGAAGACTTGGCCGAAGCCGCGCCCCCGGCCCGCGCCCGGCAAGACACCGTCAGCGACCAGAGCGCCACCCCCATGCTCGACCATGCACTCGCGGCGGCGCGCCGCGGCATTCGGGTCATTCCGATCCCAGCCAACAGCAAGGCGCCGGACCTGCCGAAGTGGCAGGAGAAGGCCACGACCGATGAAGCCCAGATCCGCCGGTGGGCGGAGGAACACCCGGGCTGCAACTGGGGCGGGCTGACGGGCTGTATCCTTGATTTCGACGTCAAGCACCGCAAGCGCGGCGCCGAGATGTTCGATCTCTTCCAGATGCTGTTCCCGGGCACGTACACCCAGCGGTCCGCGTCCGGCGGGTATCACATGTTCTTCCGCCCGCCAGAGGGCGCGCCGCCCATCTCCAACGCCACAGGAAAGCTGCTCGCGAAGTTCGGCAAGGACTGCGGCATCGACGTCCGCGGCGCGGCCGGCCAGGTGGTGCTGGCGGGCTCCGTCGTGGACGGGAAGGCCTATGAGGTGGTCGACGACCTGCCGATCGCCGAAGCGCCGGAGGACCTGCTGGCGCTATGCGGGAAGGAACGGCGGAAGGATGGGGTCGGCACTGCCGAGGGCATCTTCGCTGACCACCCAGCGGACGTGGCGCGGGCGGTGGCGCTGCTGCGAGACGCGGAGCCGGCGGTCGAAGGACAGGGCGGGGACCAGGCCACGTACGACCTTGCGTGCGAGGTGCGCGACCGCGGCGTGAGCGAATCGACCGCGTTGCAGCTGATGCTCGATCACTGGAACGAACGCTGCGAGCCGGTGTGGGAGGTGGAGGACCTTGCTACGAAGGTCAGCAACGCCTATGCCCACGCGAAGGACTACGCTGGGAACAAGTCGGTAGCGGCGGACTTCGGGGCGCCGGACCCCGAGGCCCAGGAGCGGGTGGAGGCGTCGGAACCTCCCTGGGGCGATTGGCCGGAGCCAGAGGACCTTTGGGCCGACTCGCGCCCGCCTCCCCGCCTGCCGCCGGGCTTGCTGCCCTCCGTTCTCGAGCGCTGGGCCCGAGACGAAGCTCTCCGCATGGATGACACCGACCCGGGGTGCTTCGCAGGGGCCGCTCTGTCCACGCTGAGCGGCATCGCGCCGGCGAGCCTCGAAGTCCAGGTCCGCCAAACGAACACTGGGTTCAAGGTCCGGCCGATCCTCTGGTGCGTTCTCGTGGGGGCGCCCGGCGCAAGGAAGACCCCGACCTTGAAGGAGGCGTGGAAGCCCGTCCAAGGCATTCAGGGGCGGCTAGACGCTGCTAACCGCAAGGCGCGCGAGCAGCACCACGCCGCGCTGTCGGCAATGGGCAAGCAGAAGACAGGCACTCTGGGAGCGCCACGGCCGGAGAGACCGCGACAGTCCTTCGTGTTGATTGAGGACGCGACCACTGAGGCGGTCGCGCGGGCGCTGGCGGAGAACGGCCAAGGCGTCGCGTGCTGCGTCGATGAGCTCCGCGGGTGGCTGTGCGGCTTTGATGCATACCGCGCAAACGGCAAAGGCAAGGACGCCGGCTTTTGGCTCAAGGGCAAGGACGGTTCGCCCCACCGGGTGCTCCGCGTCGGAAGCGACCCTATCGAGGTTGTGTCTGTCGCGGTCAGCGTCTGCGGCGGCATCCAGCCGGAGGTGCTCCGTGGAATGTACCGTGACTTAGGCGCCGACGGCATGCTCCAGCGCTTTCTGGTCTTTCACGTCGCCAGCCCCGTTTCGGAACACGACCTCGCGCCCGACCTCGACGCGATCGCCCGGTATCGGGCTGTGGCGGAAAAATTGTGGGAATTGCGCGGCGCCGGGGAATTCATGCCGTCTTTCCGGTTCGCGCCGGAGGCAGATCGGTTCAGACGTGAGGTTGTAGCTTTCCAGCAGCGCGAGATCCGCGCCCCCGACGCTCCGGCCGGACTTTGCGGCTGGCTCGACAAGCTCGAAGGCGAATGGGCCCGCATCGCATTGATGTTTCACCTGATCGATTGGGCGGACGGTGTCGAAAGCGACGCTCTCGACCTGCCACTTCGCGAGATCGGTCCTCTAAATGCCGAGCGCGCCTTTCGCTTCCTGACCGAGTACGTCTTTCCGCATGAGCTTTTCGTCCACCGGTGCGCCGATGGCAGGCGGGGCCCTGATTCCGATGCCGTATGGATCGCCGGGTACATTCTCAGCCACGAGAGCCTGGAAATTCGCCAGCGCGAAATCCTGAGAGCGAACGCGTCCCTCAAGAAGTTGCCACTCGAGGCGCAGGCGAGACGTGTGGCAATAGCCATGGGCGAACTTTGCGAGGCGGGATGGGCACGGCGAGCGGAAGCTCAAAACGGTTCCGCGCCCTGGACCATCAACCCCGCCGTCCACCAGCGCTTCGCGGATATCGCAGTTCGGGAGCGAGCTCGCCGAGCGCATGCTCGCGAAAAAATCAGCGAAGCGGGCGCGGCTCGACGTGCCATCCGCGATTTAACCACCGGGGGCACCTGATTTTAATCACGCGGATCGAACTGTCACCACTGTCACTTGCGCGGGGGATAAAGGCATTTTTCCTATTTTTTATTCAATAAAACTCTTTTTCTGATTTTTGATTTTTCTCTCTGTCCAACCTTCCTACCCGCGCAAGTGACAGTGGTGACAGTTCGATCCCCAAAGCGGGGTCAAAGCCATGGAGTTCACGTTTAAGGGCCACGAGTACCGGTACCTGGGGCAAGAGCCCCACACGCGCCGCGACGGCTCGGAAACCCTTCTCTCGGTGTGGGAAACACGCTGTGTCGAATGCGGCCGGCCTTTTCAGCTGCGCACGACGCTGCTCGGCCAAGGTGGTCCAACACGGCGTTGCGAGCAGCACCGGCTGCCGCGCCAGTGGTCGCCGCGCCGAAAGCCGGCAACCGGAAAGGCCAAGAAAGGATGCCGAGAGGTGCCCACCAAAGCGCCCGGCCGTGCGCGCACCCGCTCTGCCGCGCCGACGCGCCCCAGGCACCAAATCTGTGCCGCCGCGGCCCGCACCCTCGCCCGGAGTCGCCGGTTCGGCGAGTGGCGCACCCTGCAGTCGCTGATGTGGCTCGCGTCGGGGGATGACTGGCGCGCGCTGCGCGAGCCTGACGGCCGAAGCGAGAGCCTCAGACGCGAGCTCGGCGGCCGATCGGAAATCCCGACGCCGCAGGGAACCCTGCAGGTGGAGGAGCGGACAAAAGGCCATTGGCATTTTCGCCTGCCGCCCCTCGCCGACTGGGCCGAGGAAATGGCGGGTCGATACCCCTGGCTGGGCTGACACGCCTCAGCTGTCGCTGAACCGCCCCTCGCGGTTCGCTCAGGCATTGTAGTCGGGATGCCCCGGCTCCGGCCGGCCATTCACGACTCGGGGTCGGCTCCAGGGGAAGCGCCGGCGCGCTGGGGCCGGCGAAAGGTGGAAGGCGGCGCGCGGCCGCGGCGCGCTGTACGCCCCTTCCCGGTTCGCCCAATCGAGATAATCCGGATCGCCTGGCATGGGGTGCGTCGGCGCGGCGCTCGCCGACCTGCTGTCCCTGATCTCCCGCAGCAGAGCGCCGCCGGCAAGGATCGGCAGGCCCACAGTGATGGCGAGCAGCCAGCGCAAGGTCGCCACGACCAGCCCCACGCCGATCAGCAGCAGCAGGATCCAGCCTCCCGCCACGAGGGCCGGGATGAACAGCCCAGTCAGCAGGAGCGCGAGAAGGAAAAAGGCCACCAGGAGGGCGCGCACGGCTCAGCTCCAAGCGTTGCACGGACCGAGGATGGCAGCTTCCGCGGGAGCTGTCGACGGCGTATTATTGATATGTTGTATCAATTAGAAGGACGCAGCCGGGAAGGCATTGTGCGCGCCTCTTGAATCCTAAGAACATCTGCAACCGTTCTTATCGCCAGCTCACAGCTGACAGGATGAAGGGTTTCCCCGAAAAACAGGCCCCTGCCGCCTCCAACGCTCTTTTAATCAAACGGACCAGAGATCCGCCCGACCCTGTCGCAGATGTCAGGCACCTTGCCCGCGCATGTGGAGGATGTCCCGATAGAGCGGCTGCCGGTGCGCCATTGTGCAGGCTGTCCGGGCTTCAGCGACAACGGCAGCCCCGCTAAACATGCCACCGCATTGATGCGAGGAGCCGGACGGCGCAGCAAGGTCCGCCGTCCGGCTGCCTACCCCGTGTGAAACTTGGGCCGTGGCAGGCAGATGCAACCTATCGCAACCTAAAGCAGAGCAGCAAGAGCCGGGCGCACATGCGGGGGAATGGCGCCCGGCTCTCCCGACGCCGGCCGGCCGTGGCGAGCAGTTGGATAACGACCCTCATGGAGCGCAGAGAGGCATGCGCAGGTCGATGTTAAGAATACTACCTACGACTCATTTTGAAGGGTCGTGCTCAGGGGCTCGGCAATCGCGACACTAACATCTCCGTTCGTTGAAGTCTTCAGAATACAAAGAATAATACGCCCATCAAGTCTGTTAATGTGATGCGACTCTAGCAATCTAATCAATTTATTTGTGTATAAAACTAGATCGTCAATTTCGTACTTGATCGGATATTTTGGTTTAATTAATTTTTTTAGGCTCCCCTTGTGCAATATATCCCCGCACTCTCTCACCAATTTGATCATTTCATCTTTTGTAAGATATGGCTCTGTCTTTGGGGTTATATTGTTTAGTCGTCCATTTTCCGTTCGGACGTGGGGGGTTGGGAAGAAATCGCTGTGAAGATCTGAAAGTCTATTTATTATTTCATCAGCTGCGTACTTTTTTCGTAAATCAGAAGATTGTGTTGCTTTAATATCTTCATGGGCAACGAGACAGCCAAGCGCTACAAGTTCGCAAATCATACGAAGTTGTAAAAAGCCAAACTCTCTTCGTATTGGAAATGGAAATAGGAGTGGGTGCGCTAAAAGTTGATTAATAGCTCCAATCCTAACCTTCACTTCATCCATCAGCGATGCGTATAAATCGAGAGACTGTTGTACGGGATCATTTTTTGCCATTTCTACTCTCGAATGATATTTCTCGACAGATCAGCTGCGCCTTGCTTCTTAAGCTCAGGTGTTGCGTCGCTTTTTACGCCCCGCGCCACGATCTGCAGCGCGCCAGCAACTAGCGGGCGCTGCAATACCTTCGCATCCTGCCATGGCGCCGTCATCCAGATTTCTATCTCCTCCGGCTCCGTGAGGATCACCGGCATCGCCTTCGGGTGGATGCTCGCGACCGGCTCGCTCGGCTCCGTGGTGAGAAACCCGAACAGGTCGATGGTCTCCACGCCAGTCTTGATCTTGCGGACGCAGGTCCATCCCGTCGTCCAGATCCCGGCGAACACGGCCAGCGGGCGTTCTTCCGAGAACGCGAACCACACGTCCCCGCCGGCGGCCTTGTTGAATTCGCTGAAGCTGGTGAACGGCACGACGCAGCGGTTCGCCGGCCCCAGCCACCGCTGCCAGTGCTTGCTGCTGGTGTTGCGGATGTTCGTCGTCCCGGCGTCCGGTTCCAGGCGCAGCAGTTCCTTGAAGTCAAAGGCCTGCCCCTTGGCCTCCAACTTCGCGGCGCGCTTCTTGGCCGCCTCCATCAGCGCCAGCTGGGATGACGGCATGCCCCATCGCGCCATAGCGATCTCGCGCGCGCCGTCGGCGCCGGTCCGCACGATGGGCGCCTCATAGTCCGGGAAAATGCCCGGCTGCGGCGGCAGGTTGCCCACGAGGCTCCGCGTGGCGCGCACCAGATCGATGATCGCCTGAACGTTGGAGGTGTGGCTGTAGAGGTTGCACATGGCTGGAGGCTACGGCACAGCGCCGGCCGCACGCCAGCCCCTATATCTCGTGGCTTGTTCTCTTTTCGTTCTCATGGAATCCATAGGCGCAGATCAGCGCCGGAGATGACCATGTCGAGCGAGCCCCAGCCCGCCGAGCAAACCCCTTTTGACGTCAGCGATGCAGAGATTGAGGAGGCCTTGGCGGCTTGCGACGGCGATCCGCGGGCGACGATCCGCGCGCTCCTCGTCGGCCAAGCCTACCTTGAGCACGAGATGTCCCGCCTCCAGGCGGACGCGTCGTCGGGCTTCCGCCGGCGTCGCCACGCTCTTGGGGATTGAGGTGGGCCGCCGATCCAAGCGGTATTGGAGCTCGGCCGACCGAGAGGCCTTCATCGAGGCTGTGGGGGCGGTCCGCCATCGCATCAGCGCCCTGATGAGCACTTGCCCTATTGGATCTCCGGAATACCGTGCGCTTTCGGACCTCATGGAGGCGGTGAACGCGGCGGGCAGATTCCTTGATCTGAAATGGACCCATCCAGGAGGCAACCAGTTTCAAGGAAAATAGATGAACGACCAGCCTTGGACCTCGCCCGACGCGCCGCGCTGGAAGCGCTGGGCAGGGAACGCGATCCTAGTGTTCTGCGTGGTTGGGGCGTGGATCCTCCTTCTCCTCGACCCGATCGTTCGGCTGTGGCGGTGGTGGTTCGGAGTCTGACGTCCCGGCACCGTCGAACGCCGTCTCGGCCGGTGATAGCCTCCCGTCACCACCTGTGGGAGGGAATCATGAAGACGCTCGCAATCGCGCTCGCCCTGCTGTCGCTTTCTGCCGGAGCCGCCTCGGCGGACACCTGCGTTGCCAATGCCGACGCGAAGAAGCTCGCCGGCGCGGCGCGCACCAGCTTCCTCTCCAAGTGCCAGAAAGATGCGGCGGTGGCCTGCAACACCCAGGCGGCTGACAAGAAGCTACAGGGCGCGGCCCAGACCAGCTTCACCACCAAGTGTGTGAAGGATGCTGTGGGGCAGTGACGGCTAAAGGTGGCTGCAGCGTCGCGCTTTGCTTCGGCCGGCCTCGTCAGCAGCAGCAAGGGCCCTTGGCGCCGTGGTTGTGCCGGCGGTCGGCTGAGCTGCGAAGCGGTCGGCCGGCCGGATGACCGCTCAAAACGTCGACAAGCTTGTACGCATCATCTGGGCCGGCGGCACGCGCGCCTCGGCCGTCGCGCCTCCGAATGCCGTGCAGCTCGTCGCAGCGAGGAGCCGCGACGGTGTGGCCGGCGCCATCATCATGGACGGCAACAGGCGTTGAATTCTTGGGTTCAAATCAGCGACCAGGTCGGAGCGTGTAGGCGATGCGGTCGAATGGCGTGGCGCGCGCAAATCACAATGGCCGACTTACTTCGTTCCCTTGAACGTGACGGCGCTGTCTTAATTGGCGTCCGATCTGGAGGCGGTCGACTTTGATTTAATCAACAGCGCTTCCAGGCTGACCCTCGGTAACGGGGCTCTGCAGCTTAATGTCAGAATTTGAGGCACGGGCCTCTCTATGAATTTTTCCGAAATCGAACGTCGAGAGATCGACTATGCCGCCGGATTCAAACAAATAGACCAAATCCGCCCTAGCTTTCTCCCGATTATTCTTCTGCCAGTAATCCTTTTCTTTCGTTACGTCTGAAAAGCCGATAACCGCATGAGCGCAATAATCTTCAAGGCCGTCATCGATCACGCAAAATGTTCTGCGCCCATCTATTGCCAGATCTCTGATTCTAGAGCATATAACCGAAAAGCCGCCGACTAACTGTCGCTCCGAATTCTTTTCCAACTTCGGGTTCACGATTCGATCGAATACTTCCGAGCTTTCCGAATATTCGACCCTGCAAACCGAAAGACTGCAGCTCTTTAGATCGCTTTTCTTGAACGCTGTAGCAGCTATTTGCCCATCATTGATATCGTCTGGGTCCAGAAGGACGTAGAGAATTCGTTCGTGGCCTTCCACCACACAAGGCGAGTGCTCACTTTGGGTTTGCGCTTCTTTCGGGCAAGCCTCGCAAAGCATCCATCAAAACTCTTTCAGATAGGCGACCAAATCGGCGGGTGCTCCCCCGGGAATCCTACCCTCGGCCTCCCCGGGAACAAAACCTTGCCCGAGCCTAAAAGTGTAGCCGAAAGACTGATCGCCCTCAAAAGACACCAGCGCATGCCGCTCGCCATCTCGCCACTCTAAAACAATCTCACCATCAGACCCGACGGAGCAGCGTGGAAGCGGCAAGGGTGGCGAGTCGGCAAGGAAGTGACGAACATCTGCCAGTGCGCGGCGCAATGCTGCAACGTCTTCGATGTTGCGGCGAGACCTCATCCGAGCGTCGAGCGCGGACAGTATATGCTGATTTACGGAGGGAGCGGCGGTCTCGCTTCCAACGATGCCCAACGACTTCGATGCGGAGGACGTCAGGGCCACAGCTCCGAGCAATCGTAATTTGAGCTCCCCCCAGCTCACCTCTTCAGGCGCGGCCAACCGACGCATTTCATAATCCGTGGCGAGCTTCACGACGCGGACTGCAAGTGAATAGCCTACGCTAGCGGCCACAGCTTCAACGGATCGAGAACCCGCCTCATCAATCTCCAAGAAGCGACGGACAGGAGGCGCAAATTCTGCGTCGGCGCGCGTTTCGGCCGACAGCCGGACGATCGTCCTGAATAAGCCGCCGCTCCCGAGGTCTGTCGACGATGTCTCATCGCAACCATAGACGACGATATCAGGGTCCACGCTTGCCGCTAGCCCACCCGTGACGCAGGCAGCCAGCAGGCCTTCAGGCGCTGCGAACTGAGGCGTGGAGGTCATCGGCATTCACCCTTTTCAGCATTTTCGCACAGCAAATCCACGAGCTCGTTATAGATAGCTAGCGCCTCCGACTTTTCAATCTCTTTAGCGTTGCCCTGAGATGTATTAATATCAATATCGATGTGAACAAATACTTCCCTCCCGGGAAGCTGTGTAGCCTCCCCAGAAGAGGACAATTGAGCGGCGATTATTGTCGGTATATTGAACCCTGTTATCCTATTTATTATTCCATCTGGAGCTTTATTTGAGGTGACGGCCCAATTGACCTTGTAGATCACCTCTCTCATTCGCTTAGGGTCAACATTCAGAGAGGAAGTAATCTCAGATAGGGCTTCGTATGCTTGTTCTACAGATTCGGCTGGAATAAAAATTCCTGCCCCTACAGCCAGCCGACTATAGCCATGTAAATCCGAGTTTATGATACTTTTTGACATATCAGTGAACTTCGGAAGTTCGTCAATAAAAAGGGGGTTGTCACTCGAAAAAAGGTCACCCGCTGTTGAGCTTGCGGCCGGGCGTCGAAATATATCCTTCCGGCCCGGCGCCTCTAACAGCTCCAGAATCCCCCCTATAGGAAGCTCAACTCCCCGCCGGCGAGTACCGTCCCGCGGTCGCTGTTCGTCGAAATCCGGCGTGTCCGGGAAAACCGCGGGCCAAATGTCGCCTACCGAGCTACCTAGGCCCACGCCCAAGAGCGTAAGGCGTAGCTGGTGCACGCGAACCGAAGAAAGCTCCCACAAATTTGACCCCATTCGAGCAGCTCCAACGACCAGCGCCAATTGATACCATATGCAGGTGGCGCCGCCAGATTAACATCTGCCGCACCCCTTGAGCGCCCCCATGCCCCGGTCGGCGTGACTTTAGCAACGGCTAATCGGAGATAGAACCCATCCTGCGGGTCTCGTCTAGGATGTCCGCCCAACGCTGCATCATCCCCACCCGCCATTTCCAATGTTCGCCGCGGGCGTAGGGCCGACACATGTCGTACCTCCACACGGGGCAGCCGCCGCTCGATTGCGTCGGGGTTCCACAGTCCACTTTCGTTCAACAGCGTCGACGCCGTGGCTCGGAAGCCGTGCGCCGCCCGCCGTGGCCTATTGAGGGCGGGGCAAAAGAGAGGAGGACGTCCTAAAGGACGCTATCGCAGGGACCGCTGCGGACGATGCTGGTGATCTCCCAATCGTCGGCTGTGGCGTTCGCGACCTTCCGTCGGGGCTTGTGTTCACCATGATCCGGCAGGTCGTCGACGAAGCCACCGCCGGCGCGACGGCGATCCCATAGCGATCGTTGTAGGCGGGAAGCCCGACCGTCACTGTCGGGCCGGCCCCCGGGAAGGGCCTTCGGGTCTAGTCGAAGATGGACCCCGCTCGATTGGCCTGGAAGCCTGTCGACTCCCCCGCCGCATCCTACCTACCTGCTCCTCCCGATGTTCGACATGAGCGGAGACCGCCGCCAGCTCACCCATGTCGCGCCGCCTCTATCGCTTCTTTCGCGGGGGCGGAGCGATCCGGCGTATTAGCAGCATGCGCTTTATGACGTGCTGCGCCTCGGCGTCCATAAGATGGCGAAGGCCGACTGAACGTGGGTCGCCGCCATCACCCAACACTTTCCAGCACAGGACGGCCGCGACGTGCGTGTCATCGAACCTCCTGTGCCCGCCAGGTGTCATTTCTGGCTCATGGAGCCAACCATTCCCGACCCACGTCAGGATTTTATATGAGGGCACGCCTGCGATCCTGGCCATAGCCGGCAGGGTGTAGGTTCGATTGAATGCCGGTCGCCGTTTCATCGTGGTCTCCGAGCGGCGGCACGCTTCTCACGTGCAGCGATGAATTCCAGAAGCCGGGCGCGGATGAAACGACGCGCTTCCAACTCCTCGGGTGTAGGGGGAGCCTCTGGCGGCTTCGGCGGGGGCGACGGGGGCTCATGCAACGTTCGGTATCGACCGAGGATTGCAGCAACATGCGTCTCATCGAACCTCCTGTGGCCGCCCGGCGTCCTGCAGGGTTCGTGAAGCCATCCCTCCTTCAAAAAGCCTTTGATCGTGTTGGGATGCATCCCCACAAGTCGCCCAAGCTGCCGCGTCGTGTACAGCCGCGGCTGGCTTCCGCTGCCTTCAGAACCGTGATGATCTGCCTCAGCGTCGTGAGCCTTGATCATCGCTCGGCTCCATTCCTTCTCGGGCCCCCTCGGCGCCGGCGATCAGCCGCAGGAGCTTCCCGTTCCAGCGCTGCGTCCCCACGTCGTTGGCGTTCCGCGTGAGCAGGTGCATCGCGAGCTCGGGGTCGAACATCATCCGGGTGACGAGGCGCTGGGGCATGCTTTCCGTGTGCGCATCCGGACCAGCCGCCACCTTCAGCGTGCGGGTAATGCCGCCGCCTTTCAGCACGCCGAACGTTGCCTTGAGGCCCAGCTCGATCGCTCGCCAGAAACCGCTGTTCGCCGAATCCACCGAGCCCGGCATCGCCTTTGGCGCCTCCCGCGCCAAGGGCTCGAGCATCTTCTGCGCACGTCGGAGCGCGTTCATCTGCTCGGGACTGTAGACCTGCGCCAGCGCCCGTTCGTACTGCCGGAAGGCCTCGGCGAGGCGTCGGTACTCGGGCGCGAAGTCGCCGTCCGTCACCTTCCCGGGCGAGGCGGTCGTCACTTTCTGGATCAGGCGCTCCGACACGGCCCGCTGCCAGGCGAGCCGCGCCTCCGGGCTCTGCGATACCGTCGCCATGACCTCGCGCATCGCCCGCTCGGGATCGCCGCTGTCGAGGACTGCAGCGGCCGCCTTGGTCGGCTCGCGGCCCAGCACGAGCGAGAGGCCCGAAGCGTCCACGTCGGCCTGCGTCCGCTTCAGCTGCGCGCCGGCGCGCTCGACCTCCCCCGCCATGCGGTTGCGCGTCGCGCTCCCGGCGCGGATGTCGGTCAGCAGCTGCGCGACCTCATCCCGGACCCGAGGAAACTGGGACAGCGCCTCTCCCCAGCCGCTCGGGCCGTTCAGCCAGCGCGCCAGGGCGTTCTCGTGGATGCGGCCATCCCGGCCAATGGTCCGCGTCAGGTCGCCCAGGACGTAGGTGCGCACCGCGCTCTCCGCGGCGGCGCGGTTCGTCGGATCGGCGATGGACCCCACCACGCGGGATAGCGCCTCGGCCTTCTCCCGCGCGCCGGCGCCGGTGGACAGGAAGCGGCCGGCCGTCGCCGTTGGCGCCGCGGCCGTGCGGTGGAGGCGGTCGACGTTCAGGTCCTGCCGGAACCCGTACGCCTCGCCGGCGCCGCGGCCCCACACGGGCGCATAGACGTTCTCGAAATGGCTGACGGCGGCCTGCGCTTCCGGCTGCTGGTTGGTCGCCCGGTTGATCTCCACGCGAAGCCGCTCGAGGTTGTCGAGGTACGGCGTCGGCGCGCCGTCCTTCCGCGCCCGGGCGATTTCGGCCGCCAGGATCGGCCGCAGGTCGTTGATCGTGCCGAAGGTGACGTCGTTCACGCCATTGATCCGCCCATCGGCGTCGCGCCGCAGGAGGCTCTCGAAATCCTGCAGCCACTGCTCGGGCAGCACCTCCCGGCGCGCGTTTTCCGGCAGGTGCTCGGCGGCACGGCGGATCCCGGCCGCGGTCTCGACGAACGGCCGGCCCGGCACGGTCGCGTCGCGCGGCACGGCGTCAAACGCCGCGCGGCGCTCAGCGTCCATCGGCTCGAGGCTGCCCTGGACGATCGAACGGTCAAGGCTGGCGCTCGCATCGCCCTGGCGGCCGGCGAAGGGCGCCACCCGGCCGGCAACGTCGCGCTGTCCCTGCTCGGCCTGCGCGAGGCGCGCCTCGGCGGCCTGCAGCTCGCCCGAGGCGGCGTTCACCCGGTTGTCGACTTCTCGCCGAACGAATTCCGTCGCCGCGCGAGGGTCGGCGCCGAGCGGGACGTTGCTCTCCAGCTCGCCCATGGCGGCATCGCGGAGCGAGACGTCCCTCTGCGCGAACGGGGCCGGGTTGCGGTTCCGCTCGGCCGCTGCGATGGCCGCGACGCCCGGATCCTCCGAGAGCGCGCCCACCGACGGGAGCGGCGCACCCATTGCGCGATAGTCGTTGGCGTTGGCCGCGATGTTCTCGGCAGCGGTGGAGGGCTCCGACGCATTGCCCTGGACGTACCGCGCCGCCTGGTCGGCGTCACGGTTGCGCGCCCAGCGGCCGGTCTCGGGATCAATCGGAATATCCGACGCCCGGGAAAAGCCGCGGGCGGTCGACAGTGCCGCCTTCGGGAGGCCGGTGGCGATGTTCGAGGCAACGCCTCCGGCCGTGCCGCCCAGCAGCATGCCGAGCACGTCAGTGATCGCGCCGGTCGCCGCCGCCGTGGGGCTCGACTTCCGCGCATCCTCGGGAAGCAGCTCCTCGGATACGGTCTTCCCAAGGCCAGCACCGACGCCGGCGGCACCTTCGCCGACCACCGTGCGGACAGGTGCGGCGCCGTAGCCTGCCAGCAGGCTGTCGAACGCCTGCGGCAGTCGCGCAACCACCGGGGCTGCGCGCCCGACTGCAGCCGGCACCATGGCCCCGGCCGTCAGCGCTCCGAGCGTGCCGAAGGCGTTGGCGTTGTAGACCGCCTTCTCCCCGGGGGTCATTTTCTCGGGGTCGTGCACTTGGAGTCCGGCGGACTGCGCGGCGTTCCCGGCAAGGGACGTCAGCATCTCGGAAGGCATCTTGAATCGGAACGGCACGCGGCCGAGCCCGGTCTTGTCGCCGATCCAATCCGCGCCGGAGAGCAGCACATTGGCGCCCATGTTCGCCAGATCGAAAGGTTGCCCGACGGCCATGCCGATGCCACGAGCGGCGCCTTGGACGCCGACCCCCAGATCCAAACCGGCCGGCGCCGGCGCGCTTGCGACCGTGGGGCCGGGCCGCGCCGCGGCCGGCTGCGAGGGTTCGTCGAACCGATCGAAGAAATTCGGCTTCGGCGGTTCGGTCACCGGGGCTGCAGGAGCGACGTCGAACTGATCGAAGAAGTTGGGCAT